TTCCAGATAATATATTATTAGAGTTAAAATCTCCTGTAAATCTACTACGATATGGAAACATTCTGCCATTTAGTGAAGCAATTTGATCCATCAAAGCCTTTCCTTGAGAGGCAGCCAATGGCAAATTTGCATTATCTGTTACGCAATTGTTTACAAGCATACCTAATGTACAGCAACCTTTACAAAATGCTTTGATATTCTGAAATAAAGTTGAAATTTTAGTTCTGGATTTAATTCCTGATAGCGCAGTAGTAGCATTAGGTACTGTAGTTGCACCAGTATAATCCTCAAATTCTGGAGTCAATGCCTCATCAATCTTATCACTATTTTCATTCCAATGTTCTAATGAAAACATATCATTTGCATCTGGTTTATTTAAGTTATAATTTGGAGTCTGTTTCATAAATTTTCCTTTCTACCAAAAAAACGCTTCCGATCAAAAAATAAATTTTAAATCGTAAGCGTCTGGACTTTTACATATTTTTTTAATTTTTTATTATAAAAATAGTATAGCTCTAATTTGTTAAACCATTATTTATCGAATGGCTAATAAGTGTTGTGCGAAGTTCATCATATGTAAATTGTTGAAGTGATTCATATGGATATACTAAATCTCTATATCTAGCTCTATATGTTAATATATAAACAGGTATAATTTCACTATTTATATTTCCAAAACGTGCAATACCTTCAACATGATCGTCAATTAATAATTGATTAGTAACATATGTTTTATTGTTCAAGTCTATAAATTTTAATAAATCACCAGTTTTTATATTGTTTCCTGCTATAACAGGATAGTTTTCTAGTTCTGCATTTACTTTAAAATTACTTATATGAGTATTAACTTTAATTGCTATTAGTCTCACCCCTTCCTATTGTAATATCGCTGGTGATTATTTGACAAATTTCATCATATGTGATCTGTTCAAGAGATACATATGGAGAAATGAGATCTAAATATTTAGCTTTGAGAGAATTACCAAGAAGAGCACTAATTAGTTGTGTATAATTTTCTATTACAATACTATCTATCAATATTGATTGGTATGGGAGGTATGTTGCTTCAATACATAAATATCCATTATCTTGCTTATAACGCAAGTCACATTCTGCAACCATATCTAAACTGTCCGAATTATAATAAATATCTATCAAACTGTTAGGAGTGATTTTACTAGATTTAATATAAATTTTATTTTCTAACCAAAGATTCGGAGATATAGAAATATTATCAATAGATTTTTTCCAGAACCATTCTTGAGTTTGTTCTTTTATTTTTTTGGAACTCCATGTAGATGTATTAGAAATTGATTCATCATCAATTAGTATTGCATATTGTATATTTTTTACCGCATCCCATGCAGCATTAGTTGCTTCTTCTGCGTTTCCAATAGCAATAGTAGTATTAGATTGCCTTTTTGTTTCTTGATCCTGACGGATAATTTCATTTTTTAAGACAGTATTTTCTAATGTTTGCATGGAATCATGCAAATCTTCTCGCGATTTTTCGTTTATAATGCGTTGTGATTCATTTATCTGTCTAATAGATTCATTTTCATTTACCGTAACTTCTAAAGTTTCTAAGATACCAGTTTGATTTATTGCATCTTGAGTTGCTTTTTCTGCATTAGTAATAACAGTAGCAGTATTAGTTTGTCGTAGATTTTCTTGATGAACACGTATAGCCTCTGCATTTGAAAAATCTTCAGCGTTCTTTTGACGGATAACCTCTTCAGCAATCCGGTGTTCTTCATTCGTTATACGAACATTTTCATTACTAATTCTAATAGCTTCTGCATCCTGTACTACTTTATGTAATACTCTCATTTCTGATGTCGCATTACGGCAATCAGTGGTTGCTTTAATAGAATCCGTAGTAGCTGCCTCAGATTTTTTAACACTGTTTTCTAACTTTTCTTTTAATTCCTTTTGTTCTTGGAGTAGCTGATCCGATGTCTTATTAATCTTATCAACTTGATTTATTTTGTCTACAAGTAATTGAAATTCATTAGATGAGGTTACATATCCAATGTCAAAGCTTGATTTAGAAATTACAATAAAAAATGGAAATGACGTTAAAAGTCTATTTTCTTCTGTTGACATTATAGATATTTCATAACTTCCCTTTCCAGCTACAGCCGACATTTGTTGAGTAATTTCGACTCTAATTGTATTATTATTTAAAACTTCACATATATTAAAAATCTCTGTGCCATCAGGTTTTGTTCCACGGATAATAACACGAATATTATCAGGAACTAATTCGTAAGGCTGTCCATTATTCATTAGTGTAATATCTACATATCTTGTTGAATAACCATCTCCTTGGACGCCTTTTACAAATAAAAAGTTATTATTACTAGCAAAATCAACAATATAAGACTGGATTAATGGTGCAATTTGTGAAGCCATAAGTCCCTCCTTTCTACAAAAATAAAAATTTAAAATAGATGACAAAAAAGAGCAGCATATATACTGCCCTAAATTAGACCTATATAAAAGTATATTGAATTAAATATGAGACATAATTTTTTGTTTCTTTTGCTCATATTCACTATTTGTTATAGCTCCAATATCTAATAATTCTTTAAGTTTCTTTAATTCCTCTAATGAATCTATACGTTCTTTTGAGGAAGTTTTTGGTGCATCATATTTATGTAAAGATTTAACCAAACGATCCATAGCACGTTCCATTCCGTTATATGTTCCCCATGCAATCCGAACATTATTTTCATCTAATATTCGTGCATGTTTTGTCACCATATTTTGTTGAAACTTCCATCCATTATATTCAGCAATATTAGTCCAAAAAACTTCCCCACCTAATGTCGGAAACGGAATATTAGGAAGCGATAGTTCTGAATCGAGAATCTTTAATAATCCTGCACTTTGAGATGAGTTTTCTCCTAATACTTTTAGTACATTTTCGTATTCTTGTATATTAGCCATTTTTGCCCCTTTTATCATTTTATATTATTTAAAAATATTATATTTCCTATTATAGATTATAATTTACTAACATTCAATATAAATTGCTTCACTAAATGGCAGAATACAAAATAGTATTATATTCAAAAATAACACTACAGAGATAAATCCAGATAATATATTTACACCTGGAATTTACCGATATACAGGTAATGGTGAGAATGACAAGTTCCCAATTCAAGATTCTAATGGATTTCTTATTGTGAGTGGAACTGGAATTGGCCTTTCTGTTTCTCAAATATGGATAAGATTTAATTCACAAATATTTATAAGAATGTCTTGGTCTGCTGGTGCACAGACTTGGACACCTTGGGAACAGTTACTCGCTGGTAGTGCTATGAAGTGGAATAAGTTAGGTTCACTTGATTTAACTAATGAAATCCAAATTATTCCATATAACAAAAATAATGTACATGAAATTTTGGTATCCTATGGGACAAAAAATTCTGTACAAGCCTATGGTGGTGGCACTATCGTTATTGCTGCTGATGAAATTAAACCCTGTTTTTTACCTTCCTATGAGCAAGATTTAATTGGTATTGCCTATATTTATAATCATGATGGTAAGATTGAGGCTAGAAGTTATGCTGCCACAAGTCCGCTTCGTGTGATTGCTTGGGCTAGATAATAATTATATTATCTGGTATATATCCTTCCATTCTAAAGGAGTACTCTGTCCATAAATGGTTCTACATTGTGTTGAATTATAAGTTACTTTAAATTGAAGTCGTATCCATTCAAAATCAATAGATAAATATGCCGTTGCATATGGCTTTGCATTATTGTCTTTAAAATACGTAATTCCAAAAGTTGCATAAGGTATCGTAATGTTTCTATTTATTTCATCAATAGTGTTTGCTTGGATAATATGTAATCCTTCAATTCTGCCATTTAGTGAAACAAAGTTTTTTAAAATTATTAAAATTTATACTTAATTTTTTTCTTATTGAGTCGATAAACAAGTTACAAAATGAAATTATCAAACATTAAGGAGATAATCTTAGATGAATTAATATTTTTATAATATATTTTACCATTTAGTGTACTCTCAAATAAAAGCCTGTTTTGTTAGATATTATTTGATAGCTATATTTAAATTTGCTCTTTTATATTGAAGAATTTTACTTAATAGGAAAAAATGGAGGATTTATGAAGTTCGACTTGAATGATAAGAAAAATATTGAAACCCCTGTTCTGAGAGTTAATGGTAATTATTTAGAATTACCAAATATAATAATTCAATTAAGTAATATTTCAGTGCTTAGTACAACAAATATTACCCCCGAGAAATTTCCCATTTTTAGTATTTTTCTAATTATAATTGGACTTACTTTTATGGAAAGTTTTACAGCGTTTAGTTTTATTGCACTACTAAGTGGTATATTATGGATTTTTTACTGGTATATATCTGTAGAAAAGGTAAAAGATTTAAAACGCTTAACGATTATTACTAATTCAGGAAATATATTCCCTATTGTATTTAATGATGAAGAATTTTTGAACAAAGTTGTGGTTGTCATAACACATATTATTTCTCATCCTCCTAATGTAAAAATCCAGGATATAATAATTAATACTAAAAAATGTACTTTTTCCGTTAAAGAATGTACTTTTTCAGATGAATCTTCTGTCATAAAAAATATGTATGAATAAGGAGAGGAAAAAAATGGCAAAAATAAAAATAAGTAAAAATGAATTTAAGGATTATTCCCAAGCTATTGGTAATTATTACGAAGCTCCGAAAAACATTGACTTTTCACGAATTGAAAAAGAATTGTATGCTATTAGGGTTATTTTAGATAAAGGAACTCAAGAATATATGATGGTTAAAGAATTAGAACAAAATAGCAAACTACATAATTGGGACGCCATTTGCTCTACCATCAAGGAATTTTCACTTCAATTTTCGAGTGCAACTTTAGCTAATTTGGTAGGTAACTACTTGAGTACGCTATTAAGATTATGATTTTATTCAAAGATATAGCCTTTTCTTTGGAACTCAATGTTAAATTTCGGCAGGTGGTTTATAAATAGTGGAAATTTTTAGCTAGAACTTACTATTTGTACTTATTTTTATAGAATATATAATTAATTGGGATACCTTTAAATCCTGACATTATTTATATGAATTTATTAATTCCACCTGCCTAAAGTGATGAAAATAGATTAGAAGATAATAATATAAAATTAAAAATATTATCTTCCTACGATAATTTGAGATATTATTTTTTAATTTGTAATATTTTAAAATCGATTTTTATTTATACTTTTGAATTAGTGATATCTAAATTCTCTATCAATTTTAGTCAATGTTTTATTAACTACTTTCTGGGAAACTCCTTCAATTTGTTTTAAAAAGTGGTTTGTATCATTGATATCACCATTAACAGTGATAAGACTATCATAATGCATTGTCAAATTAGGTCTATCATTTCTCATCAGCTTTGATATATTGATTTCTGGACTTAAGTTTGGAATCATCCATTTATTCATATCATGTAAATCTTCCAACACTGGTGCAAAATCCTTTAAGGCTTGTACCTGTTCTGGTGTTAGAACTCCTTCATTTGACTTTAATGCTACTATTTTATCCTCACCAATAGCCTCTGCTAATTTATCTAAAGGAGAATGATTATCTTTTGTAATAATACCTCCTCTTGCATATCCTTTAAGTTTATATTTCGATCCGTATTTATCTACTAGATTTTTAGCTTGATTTTTAGTAATTTCCGCAGGTGTATTTTTTACAGTTGTTTTTGTAGTAGTTGTAACAGTTTTTGGGACAGGTAATGTAGGGGTTGAGCCTGGTGTGATAGGTCTTAGATAGTTGTTACTATTGGTGTCAATCTGTCCAAACGGAGTATTTCCATCTTTATCAATTAATGAATCTGGAATATAAAGTTTTTGAAGAGCATTATCAGGTGTTTTATATAGTGTAAATTGGGGGCCATTTGAAGTGTTGGAAGGCACAGTTGATACTTCTTTTACTGTAGTCCCAGATATTTTCTGACCATCAGATATGCCAGCACTATTAGAATTTTCTATACTACTACTATGAGTAGATTGAATACTACTCACATTATTTAGATTTTCTAGTGCTTCTATAGCTTCATTTACTGCTTCTGTTACAGTATTAGTACCTGATACAATTTCCTCTAATGCACCTGTAATAGTGCTGATATTATAACCTCTTTCCAAAGTATTAATAAGACTGTCTTGTAGTGTATTTGTCATTGTATTGACATTATCTAAACTATTATAAGAAGATAATAATTCATTGATAAGATTATCTGCATTAGTATTAAACATATCTACTAATACATTCTGTAAGCCATAAGATTCTTGAATTAAATCATTTTCAGCATTATAGGCATTATTTAGTTCATGGATAAGCTGATCTGCTTGGACTCCAAACATACTTGATAAAGTCTCCTGAACACGATAGGATTGTAAGATTAATTCATTTTCTTTGATAAATGTACCATCTAATTCATTAATAAGTCGGTCTGCTTGGGTTGCGAACATAGTTGCTAAAGCTTGAGAACTTTCATTAGCTTGGGTCTGGAGGGCATAGATACCACCTTCTATATAGGATAGTTGTTCTACAAATCCAGAGGAATTTGTTGTTAATGTTTGTCCATAAGTAGCAATAGCATTTTCTCCTGTTTTCCAGGCAGTAATTAGTGTGTCAGATATAGTAATTCCATGTTCTTTAGCAATCTCAGTAATTTCATTTGCAATAACTTCTGTATTTGCTTTTATATTTTGAAATGACTGATTGATTATATTTTCTCTATTTTCAAGAGAAGCTTTTAATGCTTCAATCTCTTCATTTTTAGAAGCTTCATAATCTTCATACTGTTGATTTAGTGCGTCTTTTTGAGATTGAATAGAATGTTCATATTCTGCTTCTTCTAATGTTTTTTTTGCTTCTGCAAGTTGTTCTTCTAGCTTTTTCTTCTTCGCAACTGTAGCTGCGGAGTTATCATTCTGCATGGCGGCAATCTGGTGTTCCAAATCTGTAATATTCTTTGTTTTCTCTGTTATAGATTTTTCATAGTCATGTAAATTTTTAGAAGATTCAAGAGCTTCAATTTGTGAATCTATTAATTTTTGATAGGCATCTATCTCTTTTTCAATACCAGCAACTGCATTGTCAATACGTGTTTTATTCAAATCTATAATAGCATCTTTGGCAGATTCAGATGCATTTACTGCCTCCCATTGAGCAGATGTTAATTCAGCAAGCTTATCTGTATATTCTGTGGCAGAATAACGCCCTACGATATATTGTCCAGTTAGTTCATCAATTTCTTTGTTATATTGCTGAACTTGATATTCCGCCATTTCATACTGTTGTGCTAAAAGTCCCAGTTGTGCTAATCCTTGATCAGTCCAAACTCCTTTATCATCAGATACTTCAAATTCATCAAATAATCCAATAAGGTTAGATAGCTCAGAATTCAATCCAGAAAATTGTTCCTGAATTCGGTTAAATACTTCTGTATGTAAGTTAAGGATTGTATTATCTAGTTCCTCCATAGATGTTTTACACCCTAAAATTTCGGAATTTATCTCATTAATAGATTTTACCATATCTAACCATTCGTCTGAACCCTCTTGAATAATCCCTGAGATTACAGAAGAATTCATTTGATCTGTCAATAATTTTCTTTTTTGTTCAAGAATGTCAAGTTGCTTTTCTAACTGTGCTATCTGAGTAGTATAGTAAGAGGCTCCTACCAGTTCGCCAGATTCTTCTAGTAATCCCATCTGTTTATTCATTAAGTCATTAGAGTCATTAATAGCATTAGATAGATTAGTGAAATGATCTGTTATCCTAATGAATTTATCGACTTCTAACTGTTTAATTTCATTATTGAATTCCTCCATAGCAGTCTTACTTTCTATAATAGAAGATTCTACATCATTGATGGAATTTATCATTTCCAGCCATTTATCAGAACCTTTTTCAATATATCCAGATTCAAGAGCTTTAGAAAGCTGAGACTCTAAATCTATTTTTTCCTGGTTTAATATCTCTAATTGCTTTTCAGTCTGTTTAATTTGTGCCTTATATAAAGAATCGCTTACAACCTGTCCTGACTCTTTAATCAGTGAAATATGTTTATTAATCAGACCATTAGAATCATCTAAAACACCAGATAACTCAGAGAAGTGTTCTGCAACTCTATTGAACTTATCAATCTCTAATTGCTCAAGACCATTGTTAAATTCTTCAATAGCAGTTTCGCAATCTAGGATAGAAGATTCTACATCTGATAATTGGTTTACCATTTCTAACCATTCTTCAGAACCAATGTCAATATGACCTGATTTGAGAGCATTAGACATCTGAGAAGCTAAAGTAGCTTTTTCTTTATTGAGGATATCTAATTGTTTTTCAGTTTGATTTATCTGTACTTTATATAAAGAATCATCAATTAATTTTCCAGATTCTTCAATCAAGGCTATTTCTTGCTTTATAAAATCTTTGCTAGATTCTCTAATATCAAACTGGTCAGTAAAATCTTTAACAATATTGTTGAATTTATCAAGTTCAAGCTGTCTAAGTTGTTCTTTCAGTTCTGCTAATTCTTGTTTACAGTCAGAGACTTTATCAGCCCATTCCATATAGGTATTAATGGATTCTACAACTTCCTCATTTCCACTGCCAAGATAGGTGGTTAAGTCGACTGCACCATCCATAATCTTTTCCTGTAAGTTACCATCAAGTTTTGATAAAGATCTATCCGCCATTTCCTGATACATATTCATAGCATCGGAATAGTTTTTGTATCGTTCTTCTAATACACCATATTCTGCATCTATTAAAGTATTCTTTGCAGAGGAGCCAATCACATTATTAAGATTAGCTTCCAAAAGATCTACAGCATTACTTAGGACTTTAACTCTTCGTTCAAAGGAATCAACAAGCTCTTTAAACTCTTCTTCAGCAGTTTTAATTTCTTTACCAGCAAGTGAATCTATAGAAAAATTAGTTTCTCCAATTAACTGTTTAGCATTATTGTAAGCCTGTAGGATAGTATCCGCAGCCTGCCCTTGAAATTCGCCACGTAAATGTGCAGAGGCAACTGCCTGCTGCAATAATGCTTCAGTTAGTGAGAGGGTAGTGCCTGTAAGTTCATGATTTGCGTCTGCAAGCCATTCAGCAGCTTTAGCTTCTGTAGTAAGGGTATTAATCAAATCTATAGATTGACGTGCATAAGTTATCTGCATTTCATGAACTTTAATAGCAGCTAATTTTCGGAAAGACTCTTCATTTATCTGAACTTTTCCATTTTCATCTGTGAGTAAAGAAAGATAACGAGGTTCCAACTTTAATAATTCCTGAAGGGTATCTATAGAGATAACCCCATGTTTCTGTAATTCCTCTTGAGCACCTTGCAATGACTTTAATGAGGATTGAAGTTTATCCATTCCAGATTGAAGTTCATTCATGATTTTGCTATTCAGTTCTTTTTCATAATTGTAGATTTCAACCTCATATTTACGATATTCATCTAAATATTTTTCCCTGTTAGCAAAGTATTTTTCATTTAAGTCTTTTAGCTTTTGGTAATATTCTGTTTCTGAAATAATATCTTTATCTCTAAGATACTGTAATTCTTTCAGCTCTTTTTCAAAAGCTTCTTTATGAAGATCTGCGGAAGAATTAGAACTAGAAGAAGATCCACCTCCACTGGATGACGGTTTTAATACTTTGCCAATAGAGCCCGAACCTATCTTTTTTCGCATGGAACTAATGGATTTCAACTGTGCATCTAATGTTCCTATAACATTACTGATATCATCTTGTGTTACCCCAGCAATAGAAGCACCATCTAATGCTTCATTTAAAGCAGAAATACTATTTGCAGTTCTAATTGCCTGAGCTGCGGTTTCGGAAAGAATAACATTATATCCTGCCATTTTAACCGCTGCATTAGAAGCAGAATTCGCATTTTGGTTTTTTGCCTGGGCGTTAGCCTGCTCTGTCAATGTATTAATCTGTTCAATAGCATTTTGGACAGCCTGTGCCTCTGCATCATTAAGACGCTGATTTGCTAATGCAGCAAGTGCCTGTTCATTTAACGCAAGCTGCCCATTTTCTATCATTAAGCAGTTTAAATATTGGGGTTCTAGAGAAAGTAGTGTCTGCAAAGTATCCAGAGTAAATGCTCCTGTACTATTATATTCATTTATAGCATTGGAAAGAGTGATATAAGAAGATTGCAAGGAGTCAATAGAATTGTTGAGTGTTGTTAAGTTAGATACCTGTTCAATTTCAGAAGAAACATTCCTAACTAATTGAATAAGGCTATTATCTGCTCCTGCTGATTGTAATGTATTGATAAGGTTTTTAAGGGATTCATCCATTAGATTCTGGATTGCATCGGATAAGTTTCCAGCTTCATCTGCCAGTGATGGGAATTCCTGTTTTAAATCTAATAATTGAGAATCAGAAAGTGTTCCATTATTTATTTTCTTAAGTGCTTCTGAAAGTGTGGATATAGATGACTGAAAATCATCTATGGATTCTTTATAAGACGAGATGTCAAATATGATGGGTGCTTCTATGGAAGCAAGAGATTCTGATTCCTTTCCTAATGTTTTCATTTGCTTTATAAATACCTGAGTATTTGTAATGCCATTATCAAGGAATAGATTCATTTTAGAAATCGCTTGGGATAGTTTGGGATAAGACTGGAGAATACCTTCATCTAATTCTCCAACTTTGGCAAGCTCAATCAGTTTATCCTTGGTAACTTCAATACCATCTGTATTAAAGATAGAATCCATCTGTATTTGATTCCATTTATCAGGATCTAAAATACGCCACAGCTCTTTGATGTCAGATTCTATTGATTGTAAAGTTTCCTTCTGACTTTCAGATAACTCATCAAAGGGAAGTGCTGCAAGTTCATCTCTATATTGTGTAAGAGTCCTTAAGCTTTCATAGAGATTATCTTTAACCATTTGTGCATCTTTTGTAAAGATTTCATAATCTTCACTTTGATCAGCTAATGCCTTGTTACGTTCTTCTGATAAAATACGATAAGCAGCAATCTGCATATTAAGATCATCGGTATTATTAAGTATGCCTGTATTAACACCTGTATTTTTTAAGGAATTATAAGTTGCGTCTGTAAGAGTACCATTAATAGGGGTATTATAGCGTGTTTTATAAGACTCTACATCTTTTTGAGCAACCTCTCTGGCATTCTGTTTAAGTTCTTCATCTTTAAGAGCTTTTTGGAGTTCTAATTCTTTTGTAACTCTTTGTAACTCTTCTAATTCACCTTTTTCTACATGGGTTGGATTATCTTTTGCAAGAAGCTCATCTATGCGTGCAGATTGAGTTTTTAATTCTGAATTGATAGATTCTAATTCTGATTTTGTAATTTTATAGGTAGAAACCGAAGTTTGTAAAGCTTCATCTGCTTTTTCTATTTTATGAATATAGTTATCAATTGCTGTGGCTGTTACTTCAATAATTTTACTAATTCCCCACATAATAGCCATAGAACTCATAGTAGCAAATAAAGATTTCAGTATAGTTCCTGCTTTTGCTGTAATGGAGGAGAAACTAACAGTAGCTTTACTGGAAGCAGATAAGTGAGCCTGATATGCTGACATAATATCACCAGACCCGTCCCAAGTTGTTAGGAAATCTTTAAGGTTATTATCCGATAATTTTAAATTATTTATCCACTGTTCAGTTGCTTCCTTATTTCCATTTAGTTGTTGTTTAATCCATGAAAAGTCCCAATCTTTAGTTACTTCAAAAAATTTTGTTGCTTGCTCACTTACATCAGTAATTCCTTTTTTAGCTTTATATATATCAACAATAAAGCCACCCCAACCATTTTCAGAATCATATTGTACTGCCAGTTAGATTCTGATATAATTACTATATCAATTATTGCTTCCGACAATAATATAAATGGAAGGTTGAAGAGTCCTTTTGTATTGTTGTTTTAAAAGGTTAAATTACTCTAAAACGAAATTACATATGGTATTAATGTATGAATTAATTATAATACTAATAGAGATAATTAATATTTTAAAAAATTTAATAACTCTTATAAAAAGGAGATATTTTAATATGATTTATTTGATAGAAACATCAAATTTTATTTTATTAGCATTATTATGTAATAATTCTAATTCATTATTCCATAAGTTTCTATTTACTAAAATATCTCTAGTTTCTCTATAATCTTCATCAGATAAAATAATTGTTGCCATAAAAGCACTGTATTCTGCATCTGGTTGAGCCATCTTTAAAATATCTCGCAAAGTATTTATTATCTTGGATTTGTTATATAATTTTCCGTCTATTCTTGAATCAAGATTTATCGCTTTTTCGTGAATATCAGCTAATTTGTAATTCATTTGCTCAGCAATCTGTATTCTTGGATTAACTAACCTTTCTCTATTATTAAGGTCAAGCTGTTCAACAGTTAGTCTTCCTTTACTTCTAATTGTATTATCTTTACTTTTTATCATATAAAATTTTAAATATAAATAATCTTTTGGATCTTCAATAGCTGGATTTATAATAGGATCTTCATATGTATCAATATCCGATTTATTAGAATTACATTGACTACAACTTGGTAAAAGGTTTTCCCATGAAACTATCTCTTCAGGATAAATGTCTTTGCAATGATAGTGGTCTACCTGCATAGGTCTAGCCTGTGTTCCTAGTATAGTTTCACAATAACAGCATTTATTATTAGACATTTTTAATAAAGGTTCTGTAATATAATTTTTTCTCCAAACTGACTTTTTAGTTTCTTTGAATTCTTTAATCAATTGCCTTTCTACTTCATCAGTTAATTGAGAAGGTTTATCAGGACGAATAAGTTTAATCACGATTACTCCTCCATACCAGCCATTTGAATTTTAAGAATCTGACGAAGGGGACTTTTAGGATGTAGCATTTTACAAAGCATTTCATATTTTTCTTTTATTAAAGGTACATTTTCTTCATACATTGCTTCATCAAATTCTTTAATTGTTTGAGAGTATAAATTAGATGTAGTAGAAGGCATATCCATAACGTCTTTCATTATTTCTTCAAGACTCCAGCCTTGTAACCCATATTCTCCAAGATTTAATTTCTTAATATGAATATTATCATTATCATCTTTAGATAATGAGATAATTTCTTCTGATTTCGCATTTTGTAAGACACTTGGACTATGTGTTGTAGCAATAATCTGGGCATTAGGAAAAATTTGCACTAAAATATGAACTAATTTTGCTTGCCATTGAGGATGAAGGTGAATATCTATTTCATCTATCATGACTATTCCATCAAAATTAACAACATTTATCTTCGGAAAACGATATTCAACCTCCTTGATTATTCCAAGTAAAATAAAAATACATGATTTATACCCATCTGATAACATTTCAAAATATATATCATTATTTTTTATCTTCAGTATTATCTCATAATCTGGTTGGACCGTCTTAACACTTAAATTTTCATCTAATAATCCAAATACCTTTTTACTTAATTCTAAATTATTTTTTTGATATTCATCTAAAGAATAAGGTACATGTGAAAATAAGTATCTATTAACAAACCACTTTTTAATAGTATTATCAATCCCAAAAGATAGTAATTCAGATGAATGGAGAATGTCATTATCAGTATTAATATTGGTACTTGAAGGAAGATCAGTAATTTTTATATAGTCAATTGATCTTGAACAAGGAAAATATAATATATTATTACTTTCTTTATAAAAAGTAGAATTTTGGCGGATATCTCCAGGAATAAATTTAGTTATTTCATATTCTAATGGTTTATCATTATCGAAAAGCCATATATTAACAGTCCCTTTTTCACTTCCAGAGTACTTCTTTATAAAATTATCGTTACCAAATATAAATTGATGTGCTATTGCTTTTATAATAGTAGTTTTACCAACACCATTTTCTCCACAAATCAGATTTATTCTACTACTGAAAGATATATCAAGATGTTTTATACCACAAATATTATCAATAACCATCCGTTTAATTTTCATTGATATTTCCTCATTTCTTAATAAATAAATTTGAGGAAGAATTACAATATTATTCATAACCTCATTATTCCTTATTTTATCATTATTTCACATATAATACAATATATTTGTTTATTGTCTAATATATCCTACTACAAAAATATTTTCGTAATAAAAAGAGCATGAGATTTAATCTCATGCTCTTTTTAATTACTATTTTATGTATAATATTTGAAACCTTTTTAAAATAATAATTTAATAAAAACTATATTTTAAAATTTAATTTCCAAGATAAAAGCAATTAAACATAATAAATACAAAGTTAATTCTTATAATACTTAAAAATATTTAGCGCTCTTTAAATGTCTCTACTAAACCAGAGATAGATGTATCAAATACTTTGGTAACAATATATTTTAAAATAGCTATAAGTTCTACAACTACAGAAGTGATATAACCAGCAACAAAAGTAAAAATTATCTGAATAGTTGAATCTGTGAATGGAATTTTATTTTGGTGACAATATATAATTGCCCACAAAGTGTAACCAACTATACTAAAAAGAACTAAAAATTGAACAGATAAAAATATTGCTACTTCTGCCATTAGTACATCTTTATGATGTCGCTTTTTTTCTTCATTTTGTCGAATTTCTGGAGAAAGAACTTCAATTAAAAATTTATTATTTGCATTTTTAATTATCTCTCCAGTTTCATTTTTTTCTTGTCCCTTTTCACCTGATATAAATTCAATTTTAGGAGCAAAAGGAGTTACTTCTTTTCTTAAAATACTTGCAACCAAATCAGATTTGTTTTCTGAATTATTTACATCATTGTCCCTAGTATCTGAATTATCATTCGTAAGCATTGTTTTATACCTCATTAATTTCTATGTCTTTTAAATAGGGCATTTTAAGGTATTCTAACCGTGCTACCATAACTGTTGATGAAACTTTAAATATTTTAGTAAGAGCATCTAAGGAAGGCACAAGTAATTGGTTACATATGTTATATAATGCTGTTTCTGGGATTAACAATTTTCCAGCGAATATATTAGCCTCCCTTTCTTCTTTTTTATTAAAAGTATCACTTTCTCTAAATTCAACATGATGATCGATTAAATTGTTTGTATGTAAGCAACAATGAGCCAATTCATGAGCAATTGTAAAACGCCTTCTATTTTCTGTATTATTCTTACGATAGAAAATGTTTAAATTATCTGCTTGAGCTATTGCTGCACCTAGAATGGAACCAGAATTAATATCAACTTGTTTTTCTATTATTGAAAAATCCATTGGAATTACAGATATGCCAATGTTAGAAACAAGTTTATCAATATTGATAGGAGGCTCATTAACAATTCCATATATTGATAATAACTCTTCAGGGCTTTTACCTTGGATGTCTCTTAATATTTTACACATAATACCACACCCTTTCTTTTGTTCTTTTGAAAAAATGTATAACTTTAATATCTTATTTTGCATAAGGCTCCTTCATAAATATAATAAAGATATTATAAGAAGGATTCAGTGCAAATTTTGTCAAATATAAGAATCTTTCGACAATCTTAAGATTTTTAATATTATATTAATTTTACCATTATTTTCCAAAATATGTTTAAGTATATCTATATTTAAGATAAGTATATATTATCCATATTTGAATAATATAATGATTCTACTAATTTACGTTTGGAAATCAAGATATAAGTTTATATATCAGAAATAAGATTTGCTAATGATGACATATGGCACCTCAAATAGTATCTATAAGGTGCCATAATAGAGTATTATTAGAATATTTATCTAAAAATTTATTTAACCTATAATTCTCGAATAGCTTTTCTGAAATAATCAAGTCTCCCTTTTACCATCTCTGCACTAGCAGTTCCACTTCCACAATAGGCCAAGTATTCTTCATTTGAATTATATGTATCTAAAAAATTATGAACCCATTTTAAATATTTCTCTGATGATTTTCCATCTTTAAGAATTCTATACATTCCATAACAAATTAAAGATAAGCTAGTAGTTTTTATTTTAATTGATTCTATAAATTCATCATCTAATTTATCCAAAGCTTCTTTTATTACAAGTGTCTTCGCAAGAGTTTTATCCCTAGTCTGGTCATTAGAAATGAGTTGATTATAGTGAAGTATGAACTTGTTCATATCATCATTTCTAAATGATCCAAAATTATATTCGTTGCTTACTTCACAGAGCATAAGAATTTGAATAATTGTATCTCTATCTATATTCTTTTTATATTGAGCTTTTGTTAGTATTTTCTCAAAGAATGGATGAGCAGCAAGAGTAAATACAATATTTCTAGTTTCTTCGCTCTCTATAGTACTTCTCTTATGCCCATTTGTTAGAGGGTGTCCCATATTAATCCTATCAAATATATCGCTAATCTCCTCTGGTGTTGCATCAATCATAGTAATTACACTTATATCCCTAGAATAGAATCTTTCCTGTACTGCTTCATCTAATTTATTAAATTTTTTCCCAGCAATTTCATATTCTACACCATCTATGACCAAAGGTTTAAGATCTTTGGACAAAGCAAATTCATTGTTTGCAAATGCAGCAAGTCCTGTGAATCTTTGCTTGAAATCTACAACATCTAACATTTTAGTATCTGAGTGCTTATTTAATAATGCTGGATATATAGGATATAGGCGGAGTGCAGAATCTATAAACAAACTTATCTCCTTTTTATTCCAAATACCTGCTCGACGTTGTATTGACAAATCAAAATTATAACGATTCTTATTGATATCGTTAATTAAGGACTGCATACTTTTAGGTTGTGTTTTAATATCTTCCATACTCCTATTCCTCCGAAAATTCGACATATTTGATACCTTCAGAGTAACACAATTTTTCAAGTTTGTAAATAATTTATTAAAAAATTCTTTATTTTCTCAAAATAATGTTTCATAAATATAAGATATTATTCACAATATTAGGTATACATTAATATTGTATTTTTACTTAAAACTCACTTTCATGAGAATCGGACTGTATATCAAAACCATATACAATTACGCCTGTATATAGTCAAACCTTGTCAGTCTCTGGGGGTTAAGACATATCTATATAATATTATAAACTTAGCCTTTCCCTGCTTTCAGCATGAAATGGACATTTCATACCTACCTATTGACTAGCCATTCCTTTTAATATTGTTAAAAGATTGCATAAGCAAACCGGAAGATATAACAATATAAAAGCATAAAATGTTACTTAGACTCTCATCATATAACATACCATATGTATTTCTTTCCGCTTTTCAGCACCATGCCATTTACTATTTCTAGTTCTGTTTCGGGGCACATATAGTCTTTAGGCTTCCCAGCATATTCGGTTTTAGGTATCCATCTTATTTAAAGTGGCTGATGCTCCCATCCGTTAATTACATGGCATTATTATGTAACCTTAGAAGGGCGGGCACAGTATAGCTACCACTAAAGTTTATACATTTACCGATACCATTTAGATTCATTAAAAAACCACTAGCAACACCAATATTCCCTAATAATCCCAATTTTTCGGTTATAGTATCAACAATCGACAAAAGAGAATTAAAGCTATTGATTATTGTGATAATTCCATCTGAATTAACAAAATTGTTAATAATTTTTGTCCAAGTATTATTAAGTCTATTTAGTGATCCTTCCCAATTAGAGGCTGACTTCATTGCTTCTTCCATTGCAGAACCAGATCCTTCAGAATAATCTACAAGCATTTTATCAAAAAGTTCTACATTTTGAAGTAATGCTGCTAATTTTGCAGCTTGGTATTTACCTGCAATATTAGTTAAAATTTCAGCTCTTAATGGATCATTTTCATCTAATTGATTAAATGTAACCGCTAAGTCCCGTAATATAGTAATAGGATTTCGTAATTTTTCAGTTCCATCTATAAATTCGGTCATGGAAGCGTTAGCTTTATTTAATGTTGTAGTTATTTTATCAGAAGAAATATTTTGTAAATTGACTAAAATAGATTTAATTGAATTTCCAACTTCAGAACCGCCTGATTTAGTAACAGCTTCAATTGTACCAATCATTGCTGATAAATCTTCAATAGAAACATGATAGCTGGAAGCGACTGTACCTGCTTCACTCATAGCAATAGCCATATCTTCTAAAGCTACACTATTCCTATTAGTTATGCTATTCTGTCCATCAAGTACTGCATTTAACTTTTCAGCCTCACCATTATATTTATAAGCTGCATTTGTCGCTAAAATATAGTTATTTGCAATTTCAGCAGTCATATCACCAGCAGCTTGAGCAAGTAATGCCTGTTCAGCCATGGCAGCTCCTTTTTCACCATAAAAGCCAGACTGTGACATGTCCTGAACACCAGTTAAATAATCAGAAGCAGTCTTACCATATTTACTAGCAGATTCAAAAGATGAGTCCCCTAATTGTTTTAATTCTTTTTCAGTTAAATCAGATGTCTTACTAATTTCAGTAAGAATATTATCCAAACTTTTTAACTCAGTTATAGCCTCTTTTGTTTTTGACACCATTAACATAATACTTGAACTTATAGAGGCCCATTGTGTAAAACTACTACCGGCTCCTTTAAGTTGATCAACAAAACTTTTTCCTACTTTTCCAAGTTTTTTTTGAACAGTATCAATATTTTTAAGTTCTTTTTCAATTTCATTTAGCCTACTAATAGAAACACGACCATTACTTAACTCATCATAGTATTCCTTTAATGATTGTTTAGCATCTTTAGAAGCTTTCGTATTTTTAGACAGCCAATCTTGGATATCATTTGTTAATTTTTCCTGCCTTTTAGAATTATAAATACTATCTAAATCAGTTTTTAAAATAATAGCTTCGTTCTGAGATTTTCTTAGAGCTTCATTAAAATCTTTTTCATCTTGTATTAAAGTATCAAGATTTTTCTCTTTTAATTTATCTAATGCAACAGCAACTTCTTCAGTTTTTGCTTTTATCTCATTACTTGTTAATCCAAGTTTTTCATAAGAAGTTTTAAGTGTTTCAAATTTTTTATCATAATCACCAATATCTATAGAAGCTTGAATTCTATTATTTTCTGTAATAATAGAAGATTCCAATTTTAAATGCTGAATTTGTTGCTCAAGTCCATGAAGTTCTCCTTTATTGCCTACAGAAGAGAGAGAAGTTTCTAATTCTTCAACTTTTGCTTTAAATTCTCCCACTAGGATACCTTGATTTTCCCATTTGAGTTTTAAAGAAGAAAGCTTATCTTGAAGGCCAGTAATAACAGATGATATATTACCTATAATTTTTACATCATCTGTCTGTATAAAACCAGATTGAGTTTTTCCATTATTTTCAATTTTAGCACGTTCAAAGTTTAGTCGTTTAAATGCTCCTGTAGCATCTGTAACACTGGCAGTAAGAGATTTAACTTTCCCATCTGCTGCTTCAATTCCTTTTATTTCTATATCCATGTAGCCAGCATTGCGAAGTTTACTTTCAAGTTCAAATTTAGCTTTTTCAATAGTATTTGAAACTTCTTGGATATATATTTTACCTTGATTATTTAGATCAGTAGTATTGAATATTTGAGTTGTTGCAGAATTAGATTGCTCCTTTTTTAAAACAGATAAATTATCTGTTAAGCTTTTGACAGCCTGCTGCCAATCTTCATATGCTTTAGACCAGTTAACAGTTCTACCTTCTGTTGCTTCAATATTTTTTATATTTAATAATCCAGAAGTCAGTTTTTCTAATTCCCTGTTTATTTCAATTGGAGCATTTGATAAACCCTTAATTTCTGCTTGCAATCCAGCTATAGTTTTTTCACCTTTATCTATATTTCGTATAGCACTATCTATTTTATTTAATTGACCTGAAATATTAGCAGTGATATTAGAAGCTTCAGCATTTAATAACTTAAAAGAATTTTTAACTTCATCAATAGTAGAAATTCCTTTTTTTAATCCATTTAATTTATTTTCAAAATCAGATAATGGTGTTGTTAATCCAGATAAAATATTATTATTTGTTGATTTGAATTGAGCATATTTTTGTGTATAATCGGCAAATATATTTTCTATCTGTTGAGTTTGTTTCTTAGCTCCAGAATCATTAGTCTTACCTCCTGTAAATTCAAACTGGGCATTTTTAAGTTTATAATTTAGAGAATCAATTTCCCCGCTTGCTCGTTTGATATTTACGGTAAATGAATCTAAATTATTATTACTATCAAACTTCTCCATAGTTGTAATAACATCATTTTCATTTTTTAACAAATTCTGGAATTCTTTTTTCGCATCGTTAATTGTTTTAAAAGATTTTTGGAAAGATTTATCGTTTAATAAAGAACCATTAGTTTCCTGATTAATAGCATTTGTAATTTTTTTACTTATTTCTTGCCCAGCTTGCTCTGCTGTCTTAATAGCCTGTTCTGGGTTAAGATCAATATTAGGAATGACAATTTTCTGCCCAATTATAATTTCAATTTGTTTTACAAGTTTGGAAATACTATCTTTATCAATTTCGGCTTGCAATTGTAAAAGTTTTATATCTTTTTGAATATTATCAATATTTTTATTAATATTACCTTTTGAGGCTTCTTCATTTAACTTTGCTTGTAGTTCTATTAGAAATTCATTCATATGTAATTATTATCTCCTTCTATTTTAAATATAAAAAAATACTCTCCAAATAGAGGTAGGAGAGTAATAATATTAAAGACATATGTATTTGTATTATTTTTATCAAAAAAATATATTCAATAATATCAATTGTGTTTTTAATGTTATTTAATATGAAGCCCATACTTTCTTAAATTGTTTTTTAATATATCTAATAAATAATTGTTACACCAATCAATAAATTCTGTCCAAAAATCGGTAGTATCTGTTTGATAATAGTCAGCTCCATGTTTAGATTCAGATGCCCACTTAACAACTTGCCAAGAATTAAAATTATTTTTATAATGCATACCTTCAATATCAATATAGACTTGTGCGGTATTAGAAGATATTAATTGTGAAGTGACATGTTTTAAAAATTCTTCAGTTCTTCGATAAATATTGGGATAAAAACCAGGATCATTATAATATTGATTATTTACACATTGATATAACATTATTCTTGCTTCTAACGCAGTATCTTTGATAGCCTTTTGGCAGATTAAATTAACATATTTAGGTAAATCATTCATTCTTTTAATTAGCATACTCATAAATCACATTCAATATATTATAATATTTCTATCTCTAACAATATAAATAGAAAACAACTTACCTAGTTACCTTTTAAAGATAAGAATATAAAAAGAGGATTATTCCTATAAAAAGAGGATATGATTTTTCATTCTAAAAAATACTTTTAATCCTTTTTATCTTTATTTTCCTCGTGAATAATTTCTGCAAGTTTAGATACAAATTCTTTTCGTAATTCGTCAGTAGGAACATCTTTAAAAGCAATATATATTTTCTGTAATAATCTTAAAAATTCTTTCTGATTATCATAAATATTTGAAATTGTTTTATAAACTATTATCTTAAATTTCCATTCATTGTATTTCATTTTAAAATATGTAAACATATATAAATTCTCCTCTAATTTTTTTCTAAATTCCATTTGAAACTAAATGAGTTATCTGGAGTAACTATAGTCATCATTTGAGTATTAAAATTATAAATCTCATTAATAATTTGATGACTTGTATTTAATACTTTAATGATAAAATCTTGTGCATTTACCTTAAAATTTTCTTTGATAAGGTAATCACGAATTTCCATATCACTCATAATTTATTTTCCTCAATATTTCCTATTATTCTATAATTGAATATAATCCTATAAGATATTCAGCCTTTACCCCTTTATTGAATACTTCGATCGCTTTTAATTTTTCAATATTAACTATAATTTCACTATTTAATACCTTTTCGATATCTGCATTAAATTTATTTATACACTCCTTGTTAGTTAATGAAATTTGGTAATTACCTTTCTTTGTTTTTTCTCCATACTCAATAATTTTTTCATTACAAATAATATTATAATTTGATATAGTAGGTTCAATTGCTTTCATGATACCAAGTAATTTAAACTTTAATAATACATCAATATTTGCCTGTTTATCATCAATTATTGTCTTTAATGTTTGGTTTATATTTAATATTTCACGAAGTTGCAATTTTTCCTGCATTAGCATATTCTCCTTGTACAAATATTTCATAGGATTTATTTAAAAAATTTTCTATATCGTATTTATAATTTACTTTTAATTTTCTTTTACCTATTAATATTGGATTACACAAAGTATTCATATCATTTTCACTGAAACTTTTCTTGTTAATTTTTTCAACCATTTTACAAAAATCAGAAATCGAGAGAAAATAGGTATTATTACTTTTCCTGAAATCAAGAATAAATCCACTAATCAATTTAGAATAATTATTGAATTTTTTTAATGACTCAATTTGATAATAGTGGATAATTCCTTTATCAGACTTAATACGTTCAAATGAACATGATCCATCAAATGTTTTTAGCTCAATAGTATAAAATATCCCTCTTGTACCATCAAACATCATATAGTCACAAGGACTACGATGACTAAATCTTAACTTATCTGTCATATTAAATGATTGTGCTGCATCAGGTGGCTTATATAAAAAAAGCCAGTCTGGGCAACTAGCTTTCCAATTCTGTTCAAATATTTTACCTATAGATTTAGGTATATTAATCACTCCTTATAATAATTATTTTACTATCTCAATAAGCGATAGAAAAATAACATAGCACCAATTATTATATCATAATGTTCATCTTTATTGGGTAGTCTCCATATTTAAAAGTAGAAGATTTATATTTTTACTAATCATATTTAGTCTCTTTCAATAATTAAGGGAATTCCATTAAACTATAATTTAACAGAAAATATGTTCTATCTATACATATCTATAATTATATAGTATAATCATTAAATATTTAAGTAAGGAAGGAGGAATATTCTAATGTATAAATGTCCCTTTTGTGGCGGAACATATAAATTAGTTAGCCCACCAACATCAGAATCTCTCATCTGTTACATACCCAACTGTAATAAAACAGGAGATAAGAGATTCCCAACTCAAGGACTTATGGGACAATCTTATATATGTGATAATTGTAATAACATACAATTATTTGCAATAAAGAAATAATACTTAACCAAATAGGGAGAAGTAAGGAGGTTTTGCTCTTTCTTATTTGATGATAATTATTATAACCTGCCCACATTATATCATTTTCGTTCATTTTTTAGTTTCATTCCTTTCAATTTATAATATTCTTTTAGAGTATTAGATTTATCTTGAATAGCCAATTTAAAAAAATCAGATTTAGAGTCAACACATAATATTGAATTTCTAATCCTAGATTTTTCTTCTGACTTTTTAAAAATATTATAGTCTTTTTTGTATATTTACAAATAGAACAGAGTGGTAGTAGGAGATTAGACTGCCACTCTTATCTGAAAGCGACACATCTAAATTTGTTCTATGTAATGCCAGTTCAATAACTTCTGAAATATGGTATGAGAAATACCTATATCAATTTATTGATATTCATATAGATACTCCTCCAAATAAAAAAGTGATTTACATATAAATCGCCCTTCTATAATTAATCTCTTATTTATCCATTACCAATTTTGTTTCTACTGGAATAACAGGCAAATGATTTTTAACATAGCTGTATTTAGTATCTCTATTATGATTACCCATCAACTTTTTATATGCTATAAAAATATCATCAAATTCGCTCACTTCAGACTCTGGAATTCCATCTAATAAAATATACTCTCTATATCTCTTGTCAATTTCAGATCCTAATAGTTCTTTGCTTCCACACATAAGAGCTTCAATCTGTTTATCTCGTACTTTTTCGTTATCTGATACAGATTTGATAGAATTAGCTAGTTCTTTCTGAATTTTTCGGGATTGTTCTCTATCACTTATACGATTCTCAGCAAATTGTTTGATTTCATTTTGCGTTTCAGAAATAACATTTCTCATCTCATCCATAAATATAGTTAAATCTTCTTTTATTTGTCTATCATGCTCATTCGATTCATATACATCTTTTTCATGGTGTTCCTGTAACAGAGTAAGGCTTTTAGCAGTCTGTTTTAATAACTCACTTTCTTCGCGCCTTTTTCTCATCCATTTGGTTTCAAGTCCTAGTTTTTTAATAATCCACTCAAATAATGTAGCTATACCTTGAATTCCAATAAGGATAGTCAATACAGAGGCAAAGATAACAGAATAATCAATAGTTAATAATGACATAATATCTTCCATATTTATTACCTACCTATATTACTTATGTTCATGCTTTACATCATAGAGAGCAGTTCCAATTAAGCTATCAAGATAATCGTCAAAATCATTATTGGCTAATTTAAGAGTTTGATAGACAGAATTAGTAAGAGCATTAATTGTTTTTGTTTTTGCCAATTCTTTTACCTCTAACTGTTTTTCTTTAGTCCATGTTTCAGTTCCTTTTATATCTTTTACAATAATTTCATATACATCTTTTACGGCATCTACAACATACTGATAAAGAATATCGGTATATTTATCAATTCGTTTAGCTTTAGCATAACCCCCAAATTGAGTACCAATATATGTAAGAATTGGTAGTAACACAACAGTCCATAAAGTATAGATTACTTGTGTCCAATCAATTTCATGTAGTACTTCAGTCACTTTATTTCCTCCTAAATCAAATATTTTTTATTTTGCATATCATAATCTGCAATAATTAGTTCCCCTTGATTATTTGTTACCATACATTTACCCTCATTTACTCCTGGTTCTGGACAAAGAAAGAATTTTTTCCCATTAGGAACAGTTTGATAACCAGTAAGCATATATCCATTGTTATCAAAAAGATACCACCCAGAAGTATTATTGGTTTTTTCTGTCAGCCATACCCAGCCTGTAGGATAAGAACCATCTTTATATTGATACCACCAACGGGTCCCATCAGCGGCACGAATAAAACCTTCCTGTTTAGAATTTTGATTAGAAATAGCATTTTTGAATGATTCCCATGTATTTTTGGTATGATTATATACATAAGGATTAGGACAAATTTTGCCTACTACATCATAATGCCTAATAACATGATCTGGTGAAATTTGATATTTCTCCATTAAATGTTTCGTCAATTCAATAGCAGATTTAACAGTAGCATCTTCAAAATACCAATCACGGCTAGTATCAGCTAGATTTCCTTTGTTTCTAACACAAAGTTCAATCCCAAGGCTATTAGCATTAGTACATATTCCATGGAAAGTTCCTCCTCGTGTTCCAGGATACCTTTTTCCTCCACAATGCCAAGCAATATCTTTATCCTCTACACTTTGCCAAATCTCTCCATTAAATCCTACATAATAGTGTGCACTTGCACCTCTGTTACTTTCAGCATAATATTTACAATTTGCTTCTGCTCCACCTGTAGCACCTACATAATGTATGACAATATATTTTATTCTATCTATTGTTCCAGAGTTATGATTGTATGGCGTAATTAACTTATTTATTTTCATATTTTCCTCCAAAATAAAAAACAACCATCAGAGGTTGTTTATGAGTATTATAGTTAATATTTATAAGAATTTTATTAAAAGTATTATTCATTATATTAAATTTCTGAATTCTACTACGAAAATTTTCCTGGCATTTACTTATCAAATAACTAATAAAATATTAAATAGATATACAGCGATTCTCAAACTTTTTATATGCATCGAGATACAACTCCGACTTATCACCATTTACAGTCAACTCATAATACATTCCATCAGGTAAAGTTGTACTGGCAAGGGCCTTCCAGTTTTGAAGTGTCTTGCAGTACCATACCACATACACATCATTAGAACCAATGCGCTTACCATCGGTTGCATCCAGATGTTCATTTACATAATCCCTCACAGTGCCTTTTACCAGACTAAAAAAACTCTTTTCTGTCATATCATCTACCTATCCTTTCACTCTTATTTTCTCACGACAATTTGGACATTCTATTTCTCTTTCCTAGTCATTCATGCCTGTTCGCACAGTTATTGCATCGCCTTTTTCATACTCAAGCAGACTGCCACAATACCCACACATTACCCTGCGTTTATCGCCATATCGAATCACTTTTACCGCCATACTATCATCTTCTTTCTTGAAAATGGACATGAAAAAGGCCCCCTTGAACATAAACATTCAAAAGCGCCTACTTCTATAGTTGAAAATCAATCAACATCTAATACATTTTTAGTAGTTTTTTAACCATTTCTGTATCCTCAATCCTAAACTTCATTCGTTTTCATAAAGGTCTACAGATTCCCTCAATAGCTTATTAAATTTCACAATAAATCTCATGCTCTTCCACTGATTGAAAGATTTCGTTAGTAATTTCTGCCATTATTTTTGAGTCAAGGCAGAACACTAACGAGGTATAGATGTGTATTTGTGTTCACCTTTCTAAAAAATACTACCAAAATAATGATGTTTAAATATCATATAATTAGTTTAATTTTATTCAGTCTGAAATTGGAAGTTCCAGAAGACACATCTCCCAGTCCATAGGTAGACCAAGGGCAATATTTTTTTCCACATCTTTAACAATTTCGTCTATCAGTTCTTGGGTATATCCCATTTCTTTAGCCTTTTTTAAAAATTTTTTCTTGTCCATTCCACAACCTGCCTAAATGACGGTGTTTTTATCTATCTTTTTTAATCCAAATTTTTCATAATCAAATTTTTCGCCTATTACTATGCAATTTTCAACGGCTTCTACAAACTCTTTAATATTCTTATTAGTAGGTAACATATACGGAATGGCTATAGGCTCATTAAATTTTTTTCTATATGCAACTAATACTTTTCTCACATCCATTGGCGAATCATCTCTCTAACTTTATTGTGTTAATATTGTAAAATATTTCCACAAATGCTTCTTTAGCTGCTTTACTGTTATACCAAAGCTTGTAGTAGGTTAATAAAACCTACTAGCTATAAAATATATTAAGAGAACAATATATAAATAATGGTGTTTTTAATTACACTTTCCATCTATCTCAGTTAATAATACCACATCATTCAGATATTGCCTAATAATACAATTTATTACTTTTTCTACATTTATTAAATTGCTATTCTCATCAGAATAATAAATTCAGAATAGTTTTTAACTGATAAAAAGTAATAGGTTTGATTTTTAGTTATACATTCATCAATAAGCTCTATCTATTCCTCTCTACTCAATGAGGAAGGCTCTGTTATCAGACTATCATCTGGAAAATGTTTCTTATATCTTTCGATTGCTTCTCCAAAATGAATATCTAATTCATCGGGTTGTTTTCTATTGTGAACTACCCATTGTCTAAAGCCAATAGGCTTCCTGTTTCTAAGACCTCGTAACCTACTATCTCCACAGGCGTTAATTCGGGCTGAACCCTCCCTATTTGTATTTTTTTATCTTATGCTATTTGTCGTAATCCTTCTGCTAAAATATTTTTTGCAGCATTGATATCTCTATCATGTTTTTCTCCACAAATTGGACATACCCATTCCCTTACTGATAAATCTTTTGTATCCACATTTTGATATCCACAAACGCAACATATCTGGCTGCTTGCATAGAATGTGTCCACTTTTATATATTTCCTCCCATTCCAATTCGCCTTATACTCCAGTTGTCTTGTTAATTCGTACCATGATACATCATTTATGGATTTTGCCAAATGATGGTTCTTTACCATATTTCTTATCTGTAAGTTTTCCGAAACTATCACTTGGTTTTCGCTGATAATCTTATAGGAAATCTTATGCAGATTCTCTTTTCTGATATTGCCTATCCTCTCATGGCATAATGCTATCTTTCTTCTCTGTTTATAATAGTTCTTGCTCTTTTTTTCTTTATGGGCTAACTGTCTTTGCAGCTTTGTTAGTTTTTTCTCATATTTTTTTATTGTCTTTGGATTTTTGTACTTTTCTCCATCTGATGTAATACATAAATCTTTTATGCCTAAATTCAGTCCTATTTTCTGCTTTGTATGTAGCAGCTCCCCTTGTTCTGTTCCCACAAGCACTGACACATAATACTTTCCACTTGGCACTTGTGAAATGGTTGCTGATTTTATCTGTCCCACAAATTTCCTATGCAGTTTTGCCTTTACTTTCTTTAACTTTGGCAGTTTTATCTTTCTACACTCAAAATCCACCCCAATATTTCCATTTGTGAAGTTTGTTGTATAGGATTTATGGTTATCATGTTTGCTCTTAAGTTTCGGATATCCTGCATGTTTTTTGAAAAATTTTTGATAGGCAGAATCTATATGGTAAATAGCATTTATCAAGGCAAATTTATCGACTTGCTTCAGCCATTCATGTTCCTTTTTCAGTTCCCAGTTGCAGTAATTATTGCAGTCTGTTTTAGTGACGGACTCTTTAGAGTTTTCGTATTTTTCTTTTCTATATGCAAGAGTCTGGTTATAAACAAAACGGCAACAGCCAAATGTTTTTGCAATTTGTAGTTTCTGCTCCTGATTAGGATATATCCTATATTTATATGCTTTTAACATGTACTATCACCGTCTTTGTATCTATTCTGAATTCTCTATGCACCAAATCGCCACTTTTAGCTACCTTAACCCACCGTCTAAAGCCAGTGGGATTGCGGTAGCCTTATTTCAAAAAATCTGATATCATTTTATTTCCTCTACATGTCCTAAAAATGTATAACCCCCTTCAGAATCTCCAAGTTTATCTCAATCTTTCATGTTTTCCATGTACATATCTCATTCTTATTATATATAATCTAATAGTTTTTTACAAGTCTTTTAAAAAAGCGAATAATATAATTTGTATAGAAATCTATATCAGTAGATATATTACTCTATTTTACTCAAAATATTTACAATCTTGTTTTTGGTTTAAATCTATGTATCTATTTTTATCTGGACAAAATCTTTGACTAACACATAATTGATTTAAAGAATCTTCTTTACCCATACGATTACAAAATATCATTACTTTTTTAGTATATTTTGATATTTGTTCATAAGCATTTTTACACATATCTTTTATACCTAAATCCTATATTCAAAATCAGCATTACCAATTTCACTTTTATATTTTACAGTTACAGTATTTCCTATAAAATTAGTAATATTTTTTACTCTAATTCCGTAGCCATCAAAGTCTATATCTAAATTCTGATTTTTTGGATTATAATATATTACTTTACACTCTTTTGTTTTAAACAAATAGTTATTATCCTTTTGTATAACTTTTTCTTCTTTAGATTTCCTGCCCATATGATGCCTCCTAATAGTATTGTTATACTGATAGTTAGAAAACTACCAGTACAATAACCCTAATTATTTTATGCTAAAATTGCCTTCCTAAAATTCAAAGTAATAACTTCCTTTTCGTCCACTTCTATAGTAAATGTAGTTTTATTATCTGGAACTCGTAATAAGATTTCAGAATCAAATGGGATATCAGTTTTATTGACATTTGCTACACCATTTGTTTTAATAGTCATTTTTTCTCCTTCTTGACTTAGTTTGAATGGGAAATAATGTCCACTTTGATTATTAGTATCAGAATTATCAAAATCAGTAAATTCTGTCACATATTTTAATGTCCCTGTAACAGCACCACCAGCTAATACATTGACATCATTAGAAATCAGATCAGAAACAGACTTACCTAATACTTTTTCAGAAAGAGTATGAATAGTTAAAATATTTTCGCTAATCAGTTTTGGTGTAGTATTTCCATCTACTACTACATCAATCACATCTTCATGGTCATCATAATTTACATAAATAGATGCTGGCCCAGAAGATACAGCTTTTACCATACCTTTATCATCAACAATTGCAACTGTTGGATCATCACTTACAAAAGTACAATCTGCATTATCTAACTGAATAGGAGAATATAATGTTCCCTTTAAACCAATTACTGAAATAGTTGCAGCCATTCCTGAAGGTAATTCTAATATAGCAGGAGTTGCCGCAATTTCTGATACTGTAATAGCAGAAGAAATATCATCATATTCTTTGATATATGCATATACACTAGAACCATTATCACAAGTATCCTTTTCGACAGCAAGTGCTTTACCATCTATGCTGGTGCTACTAACTCCATCTGGTGTAAAATTCATAGTAAAATTTCCGCTTGGCTGATATGATGGAATTATTACCTCTACACTTCCAACTTTACCAATCTGATTATTATGCTTATCTGCTTTTAATACTAATTTATAAACATTCGGCGATGTATCAGAATCAATAGTAATACTTTTTGCAGTTGCTCTATACTGATATGTAACTTTAACAGTTCCATGATTTACACTAAATTTAGTTAAATCAATACTTGTTAATTCAGGAGTTACAGTCACTATTGTACCATTTGGTAATTCAACAGCAACTTCACCAATAGGAATAGAGGGTAATACACCAATACCGTCTGTGATTTGGATACATTCTCCCATTTTATAGACGTCTGTAAGACCTTCTGTAATTTTAGAACCAACACTTGCAGCAATATACTCCAATTTCCAATCGGCTGCTTCAAGAGTAACATTTATTTCTCTTCCATACTTATAAGAGTATACTAATTTATTTCCTTTACCAGCATTTACATTCTGTTCTTGCATAGATACTTCAATTGAAGTATTAAGATTTGTATTTCCAGTACATGCTAAAATATCTTTATAATATAGAGCAAAATCAGCAGTACTAACTAAAAAATTTTTTGCATTATTCATTTTAATTATCCTTTCTTAATAAAGTTTATGAAAATAAAAAGGTACAACCATTAACTAATTTTGCCTTTTAAATCATTTTCATCCATTTTTAGATGTTTGTATTTCTCATTTTCTTCTAGTGAGAGCATCCAGTATCTAATGGGTTCTTTTAATGAAATCATACCACTACATTCACCAGTTTTTAAAATTGTATAATTTTCATGTAACTGATATCGTTTGATATAACGCCAGAATTTACGAATTGTCATATCCATAATTTTACTTTCCGTGGTATTCATTGTTATTACAAGAGAATCAATATAATCTTCAATATTACTTTTATCTTTATTTCTATTAAGATCTTTTTGGGCTTTTAATAAACGCTGTTCTGTATCATAGTTCAAAAATTCATCTATATCAAAATCTATATCATTTTGTATAATAATGATACGTCTTAAATCATCAAATATTTGCGGAGTAATAATTTGTTCATTTATGAGAATTTGCCCTGTTTGATAATTTATTTCTACCTTTGAATCTTTGCAACAGAGCTGTAATAATTGAATAGCATAAAAATAATATTTTGATAGTCCCAATATATCATATTGTTTTTCTAAAGTATTATTATTTAAACAGAAAAGCAAGAAATCAAGATAAGTCATTTTAATTATTTTTTTATCATGAAAAGTGCTATTTTTGCGTACAGTAATTGATGGTATTAATGTTTGAAATAAGATGACATCATTCATTGTTACTGGATACACAGTAATATGCTCATCATATTGGAATGGTTTATTATAAATAAGGTAGGGAAAAAGAGTATCTTTATTAATCTCCACAAAATTCCTCAATTTCATTTAAGTTTGAAATATTGTATATTAAGTGTTTACCATAATAATTATAATTTGGCTTATACATCATACAATATCCTCTACTTGCAGGTTTGACTACCCCTATTCCTTGTATTTTTTCATTCCCATTTAATATTCTATCTACAATATCACACAGAATATCAATACGATTAGCATATGTACCTGAAAAATAGCCCATATTTTTAACTTGTTCTACGGTTGGATTACTTCTATCTGTTAATCGAATTAATTTCTTTATAGTAAAAATAAAAATATGTAAGTTAAAAGTCGCAAATGTATTTTTATAAATAGAATCTATATCAGTTTCTACAAACACAAAAGTTCTTTCAGTATCTGTTGTTTGATCTGTAAAATCGTAATCAAAAATATGGCCTTGTTCAGTATATTTAACTCCATTTATAATCCATTCACCACCAAGTAAAACATCTATAATATCTAATTCACTACATTTACTTGGAATGGGAGCAATGAGTTTAATAAAATTATCATTACTTAATAAAAGATTGATTATCTTATTTTTGTACTTTGCAGCATTATATAAATTAGACATATTTCCTTCCTAAGCAATTGAAGTTATTAATATATTCATTTCTGAGGATATATTATTTTCAACTATAACTTTTAATAAAAAAGAACTACCTATATAATTCTCATCATTTACTAATATATCTATTTTGTTCTCATAGATATTTGTTTTTATATCAAAATCAGATATTATTTCCCATTTAAAATCAATTTCAGTCCAATCAATTTTATCTTTATTTTTATTTATAAAATTCACAGTATAAGTACGTGGAAATCCTACTTTTAACTTTTTAACTCCAGATATAATAGCATTTAAAAGTACTCTTTCATCTGAATCTAATTTCGATAGGAAAGAAGTAGATGGATCAAAATAATTACAAACTCCCATTTCTAACTCTTTTTTAGAAGGTTTGTAAGAATATTCTGTAAGCATCAATGATATCAACCCTTTTCCCATATATGAATAGTCTACAGTATCTGGTTTTGTTAATTGATATACAGTAGGATTTTCTTTATTTTCATCAAGTATAAATTTAACACCATGATCTAATTTACATGTATGCTCATTTAATTGGGTATAAAGTAATACCTGATCGGAACCTAAAGTAATAATTCCATCTTTGTATTCTCCATTATTATATTGAGTAGCGTTCCTAGTAATAACAGGAATTTCCTGGATAGTTCCATCATTTTCTTGCCATTTTATAAATCTTCCACATTTTCCAAGTTTTCCTTCGTAATGTATCTCAGATACATTATAAGATTCTATACATAGCCAATATTCATTTTTCTTAGTATCATAAAAAATCTCTCCTAGCTCGATGGGCATAATATGAGGAGATAAAAATTTTGAGATAACCCCATAGGAGGCATTATATTTTTGATCATATATTTTAATAGGAACTGATTTAGTAGTTTTATAAATAACAATATTGGGGTTATATGATACATCATCTTTAAATCCATAAGCTAAAATATCTTGTGCGTCTTTAATTTGTTCATTATAGAGTGAAATACCACTTTGTTTGATTCGCTCTTTCATAAGTTGAAAGCTTATACTTATCCCCTCTTTCGATTAGTAACTAAATCAAACAATTTTGAATTTTTGTATGACTTATTTATTGCTAGTTGATCATTTTCTGATTTAAGCATAGAACGTAATTCCATTACTTTAGATAGCTGGTTATGCAGATTTAGACTTTTAAAATCAACAGATGATAGACGGGCTTTCAACATTTGAGGAACACACAAATATTCAGTATCCAAATAAACAATTAACATAAAATTACATAAAATTTCAAAATTTGTTTTTGATAATTCAAAATTAAACTGTTGTAATTCATCATCTCTATCTTCGAGGTTCTGACTACATGATTCAAACATTATACATGCTTTAGGAATATAACTAATCACAATAGAAGTAACAATATCTTCATCCATCGAAATAAAATTATAGTCTTTAATTTTATTATAAAAAGTGTTTACTATATCTTCATACTTTGTATTGCTCAGTTATGTCACCCACTTTTTATTATTCATTCTGCTCTATAATCTCTTCAAAGTCATATTTTAACTTCTGGGAAAGCAAATGAATAATATTAATATTAACTAAAACTTTATTTTTAATTAAGTGACTTGCTTTTGAAATTAAAATATCTCTCATACTTACATTTAGAGCTAAATCAATAGTTGATTCAATCAATGATATATTATTAGAAGTAAAAATTTGAGACAATTGATTAATTTTTGCAACATTTTCATAAACTTTTGTCAACCTAAAATATTTAATTGCTCTATCATCTAATAAAACAACCAAAGGCTTGTTTAAAAAATCTCTTTTGTAATTATTCATTTCAATCAAATCGGCTACACTCATAAGTTCTTCAGAGCCAATTTGATTCCATCTATGAATAGCATTATTAATGCGTGATTTATAAGTCAGGCCGCCATAAGTAATAGATTTAACACGTATCATAGTATTAATTGGCAATTCTTCTGTAATTGTATCTATATTTTTATAAGAACCATCTAAATCATCAATTGCTTTTGAAATAGAATCTGCTAAAGAAATAGAGTCTTTTAAATTCAGATTTGAACTATCATTAGTGGTTTCCTGTAATTTGGTTTTAGGTAGATCAATATCCGTTGTATAATTTTCTGTATCTTTTTCTTTAATTTTCTCAATCAATTTTTCTTTTCCAATATTTCCAAAACTTAAATCAATCGACTTTGCATAATCTTTTAATTCGGCTAATGACATTTTTTCAAAGTCCATTTAAAACCTCCTATAATTTCGATTTGATATATAGCACCTAAAAGTAAGCATTTAAAAAGCACCTACATTTAGGTGACATATTATTAATAGTAATTACAATATTATTTTTAATTACACTAATTCATATCGTCCAGTAATATTATCACATACAATACCAACACCACACTTGACTTGTGCCTGAACATCAATAGTCTGATCGTGGGTATTTTGTTCGCCTAAATTTCTAAGACGTACTTCACCTTCGTAATAAAGTTTAATAATCTTGCTATTCTCTGGCAAAATATGAATTAACTTATTATTTACTTTAAAATCCGTTGTTCCACGGATAAATGTCTGAGGAATGACGATTGCTTTTGCAGGTAATCCAAGATTTTCAAGTACTCTACCTGTGGTTGCAAGTTCTTCCTTTTGAGAATTAGCAATCCATGCACTATCCATACCCTTAATAATATATGACAATGCAGTTCTTGTACCAGCAATAATTACATCCTTCTGAGAATATGTCTGAACAAGTTCAATAAGATTATTTATCGTATCTTCATCATATGTACCTGTTTCTTTAAATTTTGCTGGTAGATAATTTCCAATCGCATTAAAAGAAGCATAAACCCGAGAATCGATCTCATTCTGAAATGCCTTTCTTAACTTCTCAAACATATCTAACAAAGAATCATTCCCAGTTAAAAACCTTTCGAGATCATTGTAGATACGGACATAAATCCATCCTGTAGGAACGGAAAAACTTCTTTTTCCTTGGATTTTCTGTCTATCAGTATCCCAATGATTGCCAGAAAAAGTAGAAGCTACAATAGTAGAATTATCCTCCACTACAAATTCATTTTTATCACCTAAATCTCCACGCTTCAAATCTACAAACTGATTATAAAAATCTGATTCTTCCCAAGCAGTAGGTAAGCTAGGAGATAATGTATTCTCCAGAATCGTGAAGATTGCTCTTTCATTATTGCAGAAATTTTGCCATGTTAATTTATCTTCGCCTAAAATTGCAAAGAATCCTTCACGAATTGCCTGATCCGTATATTTAGCAGCATTTTCATTAAATAAAGCAACTTTATTCTTTAAGCTGTCATTAATTAAGTTAATAAGTCCTTTTAAATTACTCATACTATTTAATTCCTCCTTTTATTGTTCCCTATACAACTCTGATGATATATTTTGTTGTTCTAGTATCTAATGCATATCCATATTCATTAGTGCTATCTCCTGTAATCTGTGTTCCAGCAGAACCGATAAAGTATGGATATCCAACTTCAATAACTCTTTCAACCTTAAGATTTGTTTCACCAGCAGCTTTAGCATATACACCATTCTTAAATTCAACAAAATCACCTTCTGCAAGAATAACTGTAGAGGGGAGATTTCCAACTGTAAATTTCCTGTATTTTTTTAGCTCATATACTCTGAATGGAATTCCTGCTTTATTAATAAAATTTTCCTCATTCTGGTTAATCTGATGGCTTGTATCATAATCCCAAGCAGTATTTGCAACTAAAAACATTCCATCAGTATAATCATCAAGTGCCATATAAACACTTCTTTCACCTGTCACTAACTCTCCCTTACCTACAACAGCTCCATTCTGAACATCTGTTGTAGATTGTAAAGAGTAACAAATGCATCCTTCTAAATTGGTAGTTTCAACGGTCATATAATTATTTGCCATTTTTTAATTCTCCTTAATATTATTGAATATATTTATTTAGTAAATCGCCATATCTATTAGTAATTGTTTCATTGATTCTGTTAAATTTAACAACACCAGTTTCGTTGGGGGTATAAGAAAATTTCTTATTAACAGAATTCTCTTTACTGGTTAAGAATTTACCAGCCATTAAAATAAGATCTTGTTCAACCTGTTCATAGGTTCTTTCATACTGCTTTTCAATATTTGCTTTGTAAACAAGATAAGCCGAATATTTTCCAAGTTTAGAAGCATAGCTATCAACTAAGGAATTAATATCCTTTTTATGCTGCTCAATTTTCTCTTCATTTTCCTTCTTCTCATAAAAGTCAACTTTTCCTTGAAGAATTCTATTTGCATTAGATATAGCATCATAACTTTCTTTTAAGGCATCGTAATCTTTCTGGAAATTTGCTGAAATTTCTTCAGATACTTTTTTGATTTTATTTTCAGTTTCAGCTTCATGCTCAATTGTAAATTTCCCTAAAGCTGCCTCAATTTCATCCTTAATATTAAATTCAATAAAACTTTCATCTTTGACTTTATCAATAGCAGATAATGTCATTTGCATTTTTGAATCAAAATCAATAACAAGATATTCTTCACCAATTTCACTATCTTTCGCTATTGCATAATCAAAACCATATGGTTTATAATCTTCAATATCTATGGCAAATATTTTAGAGTCATTAGCCGAAAGAAGTTTATATTTACAAACTTTATCATTATTACCGCATTTTTGCTTTGAAAGAACATTTATGATTTTCTCATAATCCACAGTTTTTTCTCCTTTCATTTTTATATTATTATTTGTTATATTATTTTGAATAGAAGTAGTAGTACCTTGTAATTCGTATTGTTTCAGTTTTTCTAACATTAGTTCAAAATTTTGTTTAAACTTATTTGTATGGATAGAAAAAGCCTTTATTTTTTCAACTCTACAAGATGGAAAACAAGGTCGCACATTTTTGGATTTCTCATCAGATTTATTAAGTAAACACAATGCACTAAATGTAAAATCATCTATAGCAATTACATCATTTTCTTTCCAGTGATATTCATTTATAAATAGTTCACAACTTTGATTAAAATAAATATCATCACTATAAGCTGCATCCATGATATTAAAACGTCCAGTCCAAAGAATAAGTTGACATGTAAGATATGTATTGATGGTTTCTCCATCAGGTTCTAACACTTCTTCTAATTTTAGATCAGAAGACTCAGGTATAGTACCAAAAGGGATACATTCATTTATAATTTCTATAGAAGTGTTAGTAATTACCCACTTAGAATCATGTCCACCAACTCGCCATTTTCCAGTATCTTCGTCTTTATACAGATGAGCTATAACAGGTTTGTTATAGAATTCACCTCTTTCCATAGCTTTTTGGACAGCTTTTAATGTAATATCGGAACCATTTACATTATCACCTATAGCTAATATATAACATTTACATCTGATAAATTCTTGATTAACTATTTCAAAATTTGATAATCTTGAAGTAAATCCTAATGTTTGACTTTTATTAAAATTCAATTATAAGTTTCCTCCTTCCTTATGATTTTTTGAAACATAAATTTTTCTGTATAAAAAAAGAACCTTTCTCAAATTTTGAGTTTAGTTCTTTCATTAATTCATTTGTCTGTATAAAAACAAACATTTCTTTATTGTCAATATTTCTTTTTATATATTTAAAACCAAGTTGCTGTAATAATTCTGCTTTCTTTTTGTCTAAAATTAATATTTCGCCTATATTAATCACCTTCATCTTTCATTAATTTCTATTTATAAAGCTGTTATCATTAAGTAAGCTTAGAGAATTATTAACTGATAAATTAATATAATCATCATATGGCTCTCCGCATTTTTCGTAATATGGAATATAGGAAAGACCTTTATAATTTGCAGGTATAGGTTGTCCATTATCAAAAAAGTTTTGTTCTGGTTCAACAATATATCTGGATGCAATATATTTATTTTCACTACCGCATTTTTTTACATTTCATAATTTTCTCCAAATCCATCTTGTATTTTATGTATAATATGATAATACTAACAATAATAAATTATAAAAAGAAATGAAATATTACGATTAAAGTTTTCCCTCAATGTAAAATTGATATGAAATTATCTTCCAATAGTCAATAAATAAAATCGAAGTAAGAATTGATAGACCAATTATTCCTTATTTGGTTAATGAAGGAAATCAACATATTCCTTATATTGAAATTTATATTTGCCCTAAGTGCGGATTGATTCAACAATATATTGCAGAGGAACACATGAAATTTTTAAAAGATTTATAGGATGTAAATTATAATCACATTCTATTATCTGGATCGTTCCCATCGTTCTGCCTTGTCTGTTCTGTTGTTGAGCTAATCTCAGTTTCATCCATTGATGGTCTTCCCCCTTTACTATTATCTGAGCTAGTGTATGAGGTTTTCAGAACTTCCCACTTATCAAATATATCTTCTTTAAAAATTTGTTCAGTAAATGAGTTACCTAACATCTTTGCGGTATTTACTCCAGCAGCGGCCAATAATTCTCCTTTGACTGGTAATGAAGCCTGAGCTAATTTTAATAGCCTGTCAATGTAATCATCTATATCAAAAATGGTAATGGGTAAAATGCGGTATGTAAATTGATAATCATTATAGATATATCCTCGCAATTTCATTTGTAAATCGGCCCAAGATTCAATTTGTCGATATATACGATAGATATTAGAAGAGTCAACTTTCATAGAAAGTTTTAATTCTGATCCACTTGAAGCAGAAGATATGAGTGCTTTTGATACTCCCGCTTCTCCATAATAATTCTCAACAGCATCAGAAACCTTGTTTGAATCATCAGATACAGTTGATTTTGATTCTATAAGTTCTAAGTCCATAGGAACAGGAACTACACCATAAGTTTCAGGAACTACCTGCTTTATCATATTAGTAAATGGTGTTATAATTTCATCACCCATTGCAATTTGGTCATCATCATTTGTAGGTATTTTAAGATATATCAATTTATAAGCATCTGATTCTGTTTTAGCTTTCATTAAGTCACAATAATCATCTATTTCCAATATTTTTTCGATTAAATGGAAAAATGGAGGATATAAATATGTAAAATCATTATTATATTTGATACAAAATGAATTTTTATAGGGAATCATTATGCGATTATCAAGAGACATTTCTTTTGAATGTTCTATGATTTTTTGTAGTTCAGATGGAAGAGTATTATATATATTATTATTTATTAATGAGTGATTAACAGAAAATTGATAAACAGACCCATTAACTAATTTTTCTATCGTACAGTAATCTGGTTCTAATATAAAAATAGAAGTATCCACGTCATTTTCGGTTATAAAACCAAAACATACATCTTCATTAAATAATCTTTTGAATATATCACTAACACGATTATCAAGTTTAAACTTATTTATTTGTGCTGTATATTTGATATAATTTTTTTTAAATACATTTGAATTTGTGGAAAATAACTTATCTTGTTTGATTTCTGTATCTATAGTCCAATTAATAATAGACATATCAGCAAAGTAATCTATAAGTCTTTTATAATAACCGCTTTTAAGATACATGTAACGCGATAATCGAATTATTTGTTTTCCATAACGCTCTGGATACTGCGTCATACTTAATATCTGTTTTCTTGTAAATCCAAAGATACGATTATATTTAAACACCCCTTTGTATGATAACTCAGATAAACACAACCTTTTCAGAGCTGCAAACGAGAAAGACGGTGACTTTCGATCTAAGAATTTTTCTATATTGTTTTTATCTTGACGAAACTGTTCTTTTATTGCCCAGTTATTATTTGTATTTTCTTCGATATTTGATCATCACCTTTCTTAGTGAGAGTATAATTTGGGCTTTCTTGCGAGAGAAGTGAGAGAAGCTACATTTGTTTTAGGAGCTTGCTTCTTTCCAAACATATCTAATTCCAACATATCTAAAAAATATGAACCATAAGAGCAACTTGTATATCTATCTTTTCTATTGATTCCTTTTTCATAAATCTTTATTACACCAGTTTGTTGTAGCTTTTCATACTGTAATTCTGCACATTCATTTATCATTAATTGTGTTTCTAAAAATGGTAATTCAAAATCAGCAATTTTTTCAGAATTCATATTTAGATTCTCTAAATATTCTTTATTAAAATTGAGTATTTCTTCTTTTGCAGTATTATAATTTACCAAAAAATCTATTTTTTTTTCAAGAAGATTTTTTCTAAAAGCAACAGCAATATCACTATTCAAATTTTGAGTTGCATTTATAACATAAATACATTCTTTTGCGTTTCTATCTTGACATACTTTTGCATATTCTTCATTATTCATAACTTTTAATGGAGGATATTCAACCCCACGTTCTTCATCATATAAAACCTTTTCAAGAGCATACACAACTTGTAAACCACCATTGCGTGCATCGATTACAATATAATCTCCATTAAAATCTTCGTATAGCTGACGAATTCTAATAGCCTGTAAGGTGGTGTCTCCCATTTGATTAGATTCAATAAATGGGTACGATCTCCTATATCCCTGTTTTATTTCTATTGAATCAGTTTCTGTATTATAAGTAATTGTTTCTGGTATACCACGAATACATGAATAAACAGAGTTATCATTTTGATTACCTGCTACAAAAGCAATATCATTAGAAATAACACGGATTTCATTGTCCAATTTTGGTATAGCATATTTATTTTTCTTATTAATTTTAAAATCAATAGTTGTTCGTGGATAAAAAACATATTTAGAAACTTGACGATCTGTTAGCATTTTATATGTAAAATATGATAATGCATTTTGTTTTGGTCTGAGATTTAGAAATTCAATAGAAAATGTTATTGGATCTTGTTTCTTTTTTTCTAACTGCATTTGCTTTTGTGTTCTTATATTATGTTTTAATGTAATACTTTCATCAAATGCAAGAACACAGACGTTCTTATCTTTTAACATATCTTCAAATGCAGGATCAACAATATTAGTCCATACATAGTGTCCATCAAACCAAGAAGAAGATATATATACATCAACAGGGTCTTCTTTTAAATCTTCAATAGAAGAATAATAAGGCTCTAACATATATGGGGCTTGTCTAATTGTTTGGAATGGTGAAATAACACTATTGTCTACATCTTGCTCTATTTGCATACATTCTTCTCTCACAGCGACATGGGATCTTAAACCTCTAGCGAATTTATTTGCAGTAAATACTTTAATGGTACTTCCATTTTTAAAATATACAATAGATTCATTTTGACTATCTTTAATACTACGAATTTCTTTACGTAGAGCAGGAGACATTTCCATTAATTCATTTACTATTTTTTCTGAAATGATTAATTTACTTTGCCCTCTAGTAGCTGATCCTAAAACAATTCTGGTATAGGGTCTAGTTATCGCTCTGCAACATACATATAAAGCTATAATAAAGGATTTTGCTGCTGCACGTGATGCAATAATTGCTATCAACTGACATATTCCCATAAAATATAGAATTATCTGTTGATATAAATGTAATTTTATTCCTAAATAATCAATAGCTAACCTATGCAAATTGCGTCTAAACAATGTATTCCATAATAAAACATGGTCTACATTATCTGGATTACTGAGATAGTGTGTAGAAGGAAATTTTTTGTATAAATTTTTCTGCTGTTTATCTGCATAAATTTGGCTATTCATATGATTCCTCATCTTCTTTAACAAAAAATTCGCTATCTCTTTCATTACTTCCAAACATTAGATTCTTTAATGGACGTTTAACAAATCGGTCAAAATATCCACCAATATTATCAAAATCTTTATATAATGCCTTATCTTTATAATATTCTTCAGGTGTATATTGTGAAATAGCAGCTAATGTTACACCTAAACATTCATCAGCACTAGAATCCTGCTCGTTTACTGTTCTTAGTCCTGCTTGTTTAAATGTCTTTGCATATTGGTCAGTAAGTTTTACATACTTATCTGAATCTCCATCTTTTAGTGCTTTAACCATCAGCATATTTAAGTTACACAAAGACTTTATAAATATCTCCTGGTTGTTATCACAATTAGGGTTATTTTTTTTAAGCATACGATAATGCTCATCAAGATTTTTATAATCGGCTTCAGCAAATCCAACCCCCCACCTATCAACAGCAGAAGCAGTAATAGTAGACTCTTCTGATTTTGCCTGTTCACGAGAAGTAATAATATTATTTTGTTTTTGTTCATATTCAAATTTTAATGAGTCAATAAATGTTTTTCTTCCACCGCAATTTAGATTTTTTTTCGCTGCATAATGGCTAATTCTTGAACGATTCCTATGTCCACTATATGTTTCCATTGAAGCAATTAAAGCATTAGTATCATAATTCCAACCTGCCCTTTGGCAAAAATCTTTCATGGCAAATTCCTCATTATAAGAATATAAGGCAGTTATTTGATTTACATATAAATCAGTACATTCTTTACACCAAGGTAGATAGCCATTATTACATTGAAATAAAACATCATTAGTTCTTTGAAAATTTCCATTTTGATTTGTAAATCCTTTTCCACATGCAGAACATTTATATTTATGTTTTTTTTCGTCAAATGCTATAAATGACCTGGGAATATTTATATTTACATTTATATCAATAATTGGTATTGAATTCATATTTTCAATTACTTTATCTTTTTTTGATTCCTTTTTCATCTTTCACCAACCTTTAAATTAAAAATAAATCTATTCAAAAAATTACAATCAAATTTAAGTATGGTGATAATCTGCTTAAATTTTATGATCAAACATTTACTGTTAGCAAAGATTATGAACAAATTATAATTTCAATACTTTAGGATTGTGGATTTTTGCTTTTAATGCTTCCATCATACAGTTTGAATAATATTCTTTTGACACAATTTCATTTCATAAGATGCTTTACCTATAGTAGCCACTTTTTCTGATTCTGTAAATTTTGTAACCTCTCCATAAATGTTATTGTGTTAGCAACCATTTTTCTCATAGTTTCTAGCTTTTTCATATCCTCAATGGCTTCTTGAAAAGCTTGTTTTGCTTCAGGATTTCCCTTAAAAATCTTTCTTACATTTTCCTCCGAATATTCAAGACAGATATCAGTACTCCCTATGCTAGGGAGCAATTACTCATACGCCAATCTCTTAGAAAATCAAAAGACCCAGGAGTATCCTAGGCCCGAAAGTGATGTTCTTAATTATCTTTAATAATTCCCTGAAGTGTTCCTAATAATTGGCTATTTCTTATCTCCCTTTTTAAAATAACGGTTGCTGATGCTTGATTAACTAACCCTAATGTATATCTATACAATCAAATATTTATTTGTATTAATTTCTTACTTCAAAAACAAAATAGATTATTTCTTAGTTCAAAAAATGAGCAAGTTTTACTGGCCTGCACCATAAATCTTAAACTTTTAATTTAATCCCATTTATGGGTACACTTCCATCAGTAGACTGTGCCTTTCGGAAGATTGAGCTGACTTACGATCTTAACTAATTTCATGCCTTTCAGGTACATAATCTTCGCTGCTGTTATTCTTGGATCTGGCGTTCTGGTCATATGGATTCACCTCCAGTTCGTCCGTTTTGGGAAAAGGAAAAGAGATGGCGGATGCCACCTCTTATTTTTTACATAAAGAAACAAGAAAAGTTATTTCTCTTTTCACTATATAGTCACTTTAGCAGATGATCTTCTGAATACGGTAGTTACGTTACTTAAGTTATTAGAACTGCTGTTCCCATAAATACCGGATAAATTTGCATTTAACTTATTGTTCATCTTGCCTAAATTTATACTATTTCTTGTATAATCAACACTACCAGCCCCTAAACCGCATATATTATACAATTCTTGTATCTCCTGCATACTTATGGTTTGCATTGCTTATCTCCTTAATCTTTTAATATATCATACCACAAAACTCAAATTTTAACAAGACTGCTGTGGCTGGCTCGAAACCATAATCTTACCATCCTGATTTTCTATAATTTTTACTACAGGTGTACTATCCAATGTTATCATATATGCATGGTGAACACTTAACACCAAATCTTGAAGCTCGGAATCACTCTCTAGCTGAAAAATCTTTAATCCAATATCTGTACAAAAATCTATACTCAAATGCCTTCCATGATTTTTAGAATTGTCATGTTCATTTAAACTATTAACAATTTTCTCAATAGTTATTTTATCACACTCTTGATTTTTGTCAAACATACAACTTCCGAGCCATTCTTCTATCAATTGACCTGATAATGCTATAGCGTCTAAGGCTGTTTTCATAAATGCTGCTGGATACTGCTGTAATTTTATCATCCAATATTGAGCATGTCGGGGATCTTTTAACAAATCTTCCTTTGCTTCCTCAAATTCTAATTTTATATTATAGGCGGGAATTCCGTTAAATTGAGGATCTATAGGTCCCAGACTTGATTGTTTTCCCATTACTATCTCTTTTGCTGCGCAAGCAATCATTGTTCCTGCTGACATTGCAAGTTGAGGCACTATAGCCCTAATATCTTTATTAAATTTACTCCTTAAATAATTAACTATAGCTTCTGAAGCTGCTGGATCTCCTCCTGGCGTATGTAAAATTAAATCTAAACCTTTAGAACAATCCAAACCTTTTATTGCATTCATAAAACCTGTCATGTCAGAATCATTAATATCTAAATTATTAGCACCTCTTTTACTCAGCCAGCTTGAATAATAACAAATGGTATTCCTTTTCGTATATTCGCTCAATTTTTTCAAATAATGATGTCTCACATAGTCAAATTGAGGTGGTGTTTCTTTTATCTCATCCCAAATATCACTCCAACCTGCCATAACCTTTTCTCCTTTGTTTTCTTCCATCATACATCAATTTTTGATAAAAAGAAAGAGCTTTTCTTATTTGGCGTATATGAAAGTTCTCTGATGTATCCTTGCTTTTTCAAATCCGTGAATTACCCATCATCTAAAGCCAGTGGGATTGCGGTAGCCGTATTTTAAACAAGCACACCCGATTAGAAGGGTTAGGAAAATATATCGTAATTTTATTTATTAATATTTTAGATTATTATATCTATAGTAATTATCCTTTATCAATAGTTATGTAACTCACAGGATTTATAATTTCAATTACTTCAATATATAAATCTGACAATACTTCATTTTCGGCACTTATTTGAATAAAACCATCACCTTGAATATATGACAAATTAAAAGATTCTACATATACTTTACTTATTTCAGAATAATAAATATTTATGATACTATTAGATTTAATAAGAGAACAATTCAAGGTAATTTTATTATCAAGCCAATCAGAAGAATATAGAGTAATATTTTTAATATATACTGGAAACATATTACCTATATTTTCTTTAAATATTGCTAAACCATTTAGGTCTAAATACTTATTACTCTTCAAATTTAACATATCCATTCTTTAATAAATTCAGAGTTTATGAAGTAGAAAATAAAGCATTAATTTCCTCGTTACTAATTGCCTCAAATCCTTCTCCAACTTTTTTTTCGACTGCATCCATACGTTCATTCATAGTTGTGTTTAATCCATCAGCATATGTTTTCACTTCAGACTTAGCAGTTCCAATAATTTCTAATATATATTCCATTACAGTATTTGAACTAGCACCTTCAGGCAATTCACCGATTAATGTTTTAAGTGTTGTAATATCAGATTTATTAGTGTTAATCTGAGAATTCATAGATGCAGCATCCGAAGAATGAGAAGAAATCCAATCTGAAATCTCTTTTAATGTATCATATGCCTCTGGAGCATCTGCTAAAATGGCAGCTACAGCATCAGCAACTTTTTTATTTACAGATCCTTCTCCAGTTCCATTTAATATTGCAATTGCATCTGTATTAACCTTAACTTCTGATTTTGTAGCAATTTTTGATACCGCAATTCCAGAATCTACAACAATTCCATTTTCTCCAATAATAACAATATTATCTTTTACACCAGTTTCGATTTTTTCTAAAAATCCACTCAAATCTTGTTCTGGCAATACCATTGAAAAATCTGGTGTACTTTCTGGCTCAGGATTTTCAACTTTGAAAAACTTAAGTGTTCTTGTTGTCTGATCATATTGAAAACTCTTAAAAGATTTCGCATTTTCATCAGAGATTATTCCTTTGATTAGACCATCATACACCTGTAGACCTGCCATATCTAAATATTTGGGGTTTGATTCCATTTTTTTATTTCCTCCGTATTTTTATTTGAACAAAGATAAAATATCTCCATTTGTTATAGGAGTAATATTATCTTCAAGAATCTCTCCACTACTTTCAGAAGAATTAGCTTGAGAATATTTAATCCATTCATTATTTCCTGTAAGAATGTAATTTATCCCATTTGTTCCTATAGCCAAGCTTCCTTGAGAACATAATTGAATGGTTGATAATACACCTTTTCCTGCTTTAATTAAATTTGGAAGTTTATCTTTATCCTCATCCCATGTATCATATGAAAATTTACAACAATGTGTAATATGATTTTTATTTAATAATGCAACAGCCACTATCAGCCTCACTTCCTACCTTGTTAAAGTATATTCAGTTATTGTCTAAGTCCCAAAGAAAATCAACACCATATTCTTTTACATCAATAAATTTTAATTGCGAAAGACTATAAGTTCTTAAAAGTTCAATACATTTCTTTTCATATTCAACAGGATCAGATTCTTCATAAATAACACTGGAATAAGTTCCTAACCCTACTTCAGTAGAGATATTCTTAATTTCATGCGTATCTGGATCTTCAACTTCCTCAATTTTAGTTTCAGTATCTTCTTTTCTTATTTTTAAAAAATTCCATTTTTGCTTATCTTTATCATCTTGGATTAATACACTTAACATGATTTATCTCCTTTCTTATAATACTTCCTCTGTTATTCCCTCAATATTTGCAGAATTTTGTTCTCTTACTTCTGTCAAAAGTCTTTGAATTTCCTCTTTTACTTTTTGAATCCAAATAATCGCTTTTGCCTTACTTAGAATTTCTACATTACAAATAGAAGAAGTTAATTCTTTATTGGACATTTTTGCACTATCTAATTTTAATTCAAGATACAAATTTTCATCCACGATGAAAGATTTATCAACAAGTCCAATTTTAACCTTCTCTCCATCAGGATCATCTTCAGAAACAATTTCAGGCATATTATTTGTAACTTTAATTTTTGCAGAGAAATCTAAATCGCTATATCTAAGTACTTTTGTATAATCATGTAGAGCTTCTCTTGTATCTTCGCTAATATCAGTACATTTTATACTTGCAGTAATAATACCACCATCAATATCAATGTTTGTTGTTAATTGCATATAAGCTCATACTCCTTTCTTCTAACACAGTGAGTTGTATAATTTAGTAAGCCCAGAAATAAAATTTTTTAATGTTTCTTTATCCACAGCACATTGCAATTGAGGAATGTCTGCCAAAACAGTATCACGAACTATCAAATTCATTATATTTAACTTTTCATCTATTATCATTTCCGCTTTTGTTTGATCACCAAGTAAAATTTCTACAGATTGTATGGTTTTTCCAGAATCTTTCGTTATCATACGAATTTGACCTAATTGTAATTGAAAATTATCTAAATTAAGCTGCGGCATATTTTCACCACCTTGATTTTTTATAGAAAAATAGGAGAGTATAGAAAACTCTCCTGAAATGTTCGTTTTTAAGATATTTTCTATTCAGTTTTATTGACATATAATTATTAAGATTATCCGATAGCATATGTCAGACCACAAACGGGTTACTTGCTCTGACAAGAAATAAAATAGTTTATTACTTGAATGAAGAAAAATATTAAAACTTTATATCTATCCTTTTTATTTCCAATTCTAATAGATAATTATAGTTTTCCCTTGTTTTATTGAATCAAATTATAATAGAATCTTTAATTTTTCTAACCTTTGAAGTATCAGTTTTAATGTAGAATTTTTTGGTTACATCTGTACCAGCATGATTTAACATAATAGACACATCTTCTAGTGATACTCCTTCATTTTTTAGCAATGTAGCATAACTATGGCGAAAATCATGACAATGAAGTGTTGGTTCTCCAATCATTTCTCCAATTACTTTGCACCAATCATTTAAAGTCCCGTTATTTATAGGTTTATCCTTACTTACATAAGGGCTAATAAATACCCAACCATAATCGTTTATTTCTTTATTTTTTCGATATTGTACAAGATTTTTAAGATATCCTTTCGTTTCTACTGAAAAAGATAACTCAACTATCTTACTTTCTTTTTCCAATACATCAGAAAAAATTCTTTCATTCCAATCAATTTGTTCCCAACGCAAATTTGCTACTGCATTAACCCTTGCCATAGTAGTTAAAGAAACAAAAGCATATGCTTGTAATTGAATATCTCCATTTTTTTCTAATTTTTCACGCATTAACTGTATCTGCTCTTTAGTAAGATAAGTTTGTACTGTAATAGGTTGCCCTGATTTGGGACGCTCAATAAATTCCATCGGAGATTCTATAATTAATTTTTTCTTACGTAAAAATTTATAGAAAGCTGAAATAGAGGCCATTATACGTTTTTGTCTATTCACATTATTTCCTTGCTGTTTACGCCAGTAGTAATATTCCTCAAGATCTTCATCTTTTGCCTCCAGGCAACTCAAATTAAATTGATTATCATGCATAAATATAAACCACTGTATCAAATCTGAATTATATTGTTGAATTGTATTTTTTGACAAATCTCGTATAGACATATCAATTTGATACTTTTGAAATAATTTTAAACTTTCAGGATTTATATTTTTTACTTTATCTCCATCATAAAGGCAAATTCGTTTACTACGTTGTGCCATCTACATCCACTTCCTTTCCGTCCACTAAGTAATCAGCCTCATCACTGGTAGGTGATAACTTTCACCGAACACATATCTCTAATATTTTATTGTGTGAAGTTGATAATTCCTTTAAAATAAAAATGTCAGTAAATACGATTTCTCCTATCTACTGGCACTAAACTATATCTAATTCTAATAATTCTTTTTGAATTTCCTCTGTTTTTCGTTTTATATAATCATCTAAATTGTTACCATACTTAGTGTATTCTTCCCTTACCCTCTTTTTCACTTCTAAAAATGGTTTAAGAAACGGCTCTAACATTTCTTTGCTATATATCGGTGACGCTGTGTTATTCATCATCGACATATCATGATTCTACCTTTTTGCTCTCCATATCTTTAATATCTACCACACATTCTTTCTTGCACTTCGGCAGAGTACTCATTGATATTATTTCATGGCTATTCTACTAATCAATCAAATCTTTATCAATAATTTGGAAATTTGCTCTATGTATATATAATGCCTTTCCATCAATCATCAGCTTCGTAGTTTTCGGCAAATCGTTTCTTACCTCCCAGTATACATCATCACCACTATACGCACAAATCGGAACGCCTAACTGACTTTGAATAACTATAACTTGTCCTTTACCAAAGAAATTCTTATAATCATTCACGATACCAGAAACGATAGTGTTCTCTGAAAATTTACCGCTTGACTTACTTTCAATATCGTTTAATTGAAATTCCGCATCCGGCTCCAATCCACTTTCCTCAAAAATAATGGTATCTCCACAACTTTGCAATTCATTTCCATCAATACTTATTGTAACCACAGAGGATAGTGCATATTCGGTTGATGTGCTTCCATCAGACGAATCAATCACGGCTTCTTCAATAATATTTCCTGTCATTCCTACCTTGGTTCCGCTTGCAGTTAAAAATTTCTCTCCATAATTGTCATAAAACTGGCACTCAAACGAGATTCCAATAAGCTGACCTTTGATATCATTGACACTGCTTTCCAGACTAGCAATGCCACAACCCGCCAAAGAAAGCAGCAACAATAACATGACAATTAACATACGTTTTCTCATGTTGTGATTCCTCCGATTTTCATTTATTTTTTAACTAATTGTATACCACCATTATTTTCAGACAAATATTCTTTGATTTCTTTGGGTATAGGTTTACCTCCTACAAAATATCCAGTTCCGCAAAGACTTTATAAATCTTCGGTGACTGAATGGCGAACCAGTCAACCATTTCCTCATTTCTCGCCCATGAACCATCGCACGCATTAGCAGCAGATTGCAATCCGCTTTCATTCAAAAATGCGTGCATTATCTCGTGCCTGAGCAATTTGCTGATGTAAAGCCGTTTTTCTTTTTCTGTGTAATCTTCAAAATATTCCTTCTCGTCAGTGTCAGCAATTATTATCCGTGGTTCATCATCACAGCAATATCCGCCATATTTATTGTCCTTTAATATGTTATCCTCTGATATTTTGCGAACTTCAATGTGATATTCTGTGCCAAGCACATTTATTTTATCTTTCATTACTGCACTCCAATTTCAAACCTCAGTATCATTTAAAGGGATTACTCCACAATTTCCCAATCATCAGCCAAACAGTCACCAATGGAAGGAACCCACATCGCATGGGAACCGTCTGCCGTGCTAATCTGCAAATACGGCTCGCACTTGAACAATTCTCCTTCGTTCATACCCCACGCTTCAGCAGTCTGCTTGTTACATGGAATCCCCTGTGGATAGCCTTTCTGATATACCACGGACAGTCCCTTTCCGTTCCAGCCCTTACGAGTCATTCTCTTTCCTTGTTTCAATAGCCGTAACGCTTCCCCAAATCTAACTGTATGAATATTCAATTCCATATCGCACTCTCCGACAACTTCCCACTCGTTAGAGGCGATATTACCAAGCGTGTAAAAGACGTCCTTGGTTTCTCGGATATCCAACACACTCCCATCTTTACAGTGCATAGCTACAGTATCTCCGTCTTTCTGCCAATATCCTGCCCAGGACGGTAACTTTACCTGATAGCCTGCCTTTAATGCTTCTAATGCCTTTCCAAAATTCATGTTCTTGTTTCTCCTTGATTGATTTTTATGTATGGTTCTTACTGATTTCAGTGAAACTCTCCAATATCCTGAGCACCATCATTATCTGTTACAGATAATGTACTTACTAGCCATTCAAAACATATTCATTCCTCATTGACTTCACTTCCAGTACTTCCTTCAATTATATTGATTTCCTCCAGATAAAACCCAAGATTACTTAGATTGCAAATTAATTTTTTGAAATTTTCTATAAATAAATTTTTGATTGTATTGTTAATATTCAGGAATATTTATTTTCTTATTCAGATGGGATAATTTCTAAATCTTCAGAGCCTTTTAATTGAACACCAAACTCAATATCCTGATTTTTAAATGTATTAAGTAAATCACAAATTTTTACATCTCGCTCATTGTCATTTTCATCTGTATATGTAATATAAGTTCCGTCTTCTGATAAAATTCCTTTTACACTCAGTTTATTAGTAATATTTCTTGTAAAATTTAATTTTGATTTTGCCATATATGGTTTCCTTTCATGATATATATTTTTTAAAATAATCTATAGAATTCCTCTTATCTTATAACTAGAAGAGTATTTTTTAGAACTATTTATCTTCTCTCCTATAGTTCCCTTATTTTAAAAATCTCTATTTTAGCGGAAGACTTCCACCCCTAGTATGGAAGACTTCCACCCAAAATAGGACGGTCTGTTATTCCATTTCCTAACTTTTTAAGTACTTTTTGAATACCTATATCCATTTTTTACTCGATTTTTTAATGATTTAAAAATTTTAAATGATGGATAAGTACAAGGATTTAACTCTTTCTCAGATTTTCCAAATAAATTTTTTCCAGTCATTTCTTTTCTTTTTACCATATAAAATCTTCCTATTTTGGGAAACTCTACAGTTTCACCTGAGATAAGCCTCTCAGCAACTACATTAGATATTACATTGAAACTTTCTTCTATAATATAGCTAGGAACGTTGCATCTTTTTGCAACTTCGTTAATAAACTCATTTTTATTCAATAATATTTCCTCCAAATCTTTTAAATTTAATTCCGTATAAATCAATTTCACCATTATCTGACTCTTGAATATATGTTTTTGATGAACTTACTTTAGACATTAATTCACTAATCTGGTTATATTCATAATTAAACAATATAAAAAATAGTAATTTAGATATATGAGAATATTTCTTTATATCAATATAAGTAACTAATATAAATATTGTATGTTTATTAATTTTCATTGTTTGTAAAAAAAAAACTAAATCATCTTTATAGCGTTGAGAAAGTAGATATTTTTCTTCTACCGAATAATATTCTTTTGACCATACTGCATTAATAGCACAAGTAGTGCTTTCACACATCTTAACAATTTTATTAATTTGTTTCCAATTTACAGAATTAGTATTAAAATCAGAAAACCTAAAACATTCTGATAAGGGTATAAAATTGTCTATCTTTGTTTTGTCAGATCGATATTGGTTTACTTCTCTAAGTAAATAGTCCATAGATGTTTTATAATAATTATATTTTTTCTTCTGGGGATCCCGATATCCCTTTATTTGTGCTATAAAGCCAAGAAAAGCGGGTTTAATAACCTTGTTGTCAAAAGTATATTGTAGCCATTTTTCTTTTATTTCCTTGATTTCTCTACTAGAAGATATATCAAATTCCTTTTTTGCTTTATCAATTTCTATACAACTTAAAACATTTAAAATGCAAATATCATGGTAAATCTCTTTTATATGTTCATAGCAATCTTTTAAAGGTTTATTAGACCTATTAATAATGTCCCACATGAAAGTATTTAATTCTTGTGATAAATTTACAATTTCTCCTATTTTATTTTCACTGGTACGGTAATCTAAATCTGACTTGTCTAAATTTGTATAAAAGCGTTTTGATTTTCTTGCAGTAATCCGATTAGCTGGTACTTTAAAGATACTATAATTTTTCAAAGCAGCATTAATAAGTATTTCATTATCTGATATAATCATTTGATCTGAGTCATAATCTGCACCACTTAATCTTTCTAAACTATTTTCATTAATAGCATTTAAACAAACAATTTCATCAGTAAGATTAAAATATGTATCAATTAAATCATGTTTCATATTCGTAGAAATTAAAATATTAGACGTTGATATATGAGGACTTCGACATCCCAATAATTTCTTCCCATATGTGTATCTGGTTGTATGTATATATCCAGGGGGAATAGAAGACTTTCCAGTGTTAATATCAAATTTTCCAATGCTATGTAATAACATTTCATAAGGATTCCCAAATAAAACAGAATAGTTACCATCTATAAGAATATGCCCCTTTTTCATATTTCTTAAATATGATTTACAGGTATCCTTTTTAAAGTCATAGAAATATTTTGTTTTATAGAAAGAATCTGAAACATTCATCATTGTGTAAACAATATCATTCTTATCTTTGAAAATATTTGAAACATTATTATCTTTGTTATTATCACTTACAAAACATTTTACATGATATTTTAATACATCTATATCTGTATTCAATAAATTTACATATTCTAAAGATGGTTCTAATAATTTATGAATTTCATCAGGGGTAAGTTGCAGAGTATTTAACAACTGATAATGAGTCTGTACCATTTGTCCATTAAAAAAATGGGTTTTCTTTTCATGTTTTACAACACTAAAAGCAGAATCTATATTATTAAGCCATTGTATAATAGACGCAAATTTAACATATTTAATACTATTGGGGGTTGTTATTAACTTAATATCTGCAATATTTTTGGCAAGAGTAATTGAATCTTTATTTAATTGAGATATTTCTGTAATATTATTATCTTTAAACCATTTCTGAATATTTGTATTGAAACAGCATGATTTAAAAAATCTGTTTCTTAATAAAATCATTCCATAACAATCGTATGCTCCCATTATACTTTTATCTATTAAAGATTGTCCGTCAAAAATAGAATTAGATATTTCTATTTCTCCTTCTCTGGAAACAACACGTTTGTTCTTATCTATTTCAACAATAATCGATGTGTCTGTAAATTTGTTTTCATAATCAGGAATTATTAATATATTTTTAGGATCAATTTTCAAAATATCTATGGCACTACTGGTAGGGAGAGAAATATATGATTCTAACGCAGCTAAATCTACAGAATCTCCATTCTCAATTTTTAATCCACACATTTCCCACTCATGAATTTTAGGATACAATCTTTCTTCTATAAACAAACATTTTCCAACTCTTGCAGATCCAGAAGTACGCTTTAATCTAACATAATGATAGCCATTACAATTAAATCCATTGACATAAAGATAATCTCGTAATTCTTTTCGTGAATATGTAGTAGTAATTGTCTTAGATATATAAACATGACTTCCATCCATATCTTCTATATAGTCAAATCCTTCAGGTAGCTGGATATTTGTTTTTTGAATTGTAGGAGTTGAAGTGATAATTCCTACAATAATACCACAATCAGTAGCTATGTTATCTTTAAAATCTAAATCGTCCAATGTATATCCATTTATTACATATGTATTCTTTTTTAATTTATTAAAGTCTTTACTACTATACTTAAAAGTGACATTTATGATTTTATCACAGTATTCCTTTTGATTATATGTAAAAGAAAAATTTTCTTTTTTATTATAGACCTCTTTTGCTATTTTTCTAATTTTTTCACTATCAAGACTAAAATCAAGAGAATTTATAAAACGATTATAATTTATATTTCCATCTTTAGTGATAAGTCTATATCCTAATTTATTTTTTTCTTTATCTTTGAAATTGTTTGCCAAATATAAATCTTTGGCATCGATACTTGGTATGTAAATACAATTTCTATTTTTATTCAAGTCTATCTAACCTCCAAGAATCTTATTCCTAAACAATTTTCTGCATAATCTAATAAATTGTGCATCTCTACTAATATGTCATTTTCTATATTTGAAGAATTGCATAAAGAAATCAATTTGAACTTAATCTGTTTTCTAGTTTCAGGTTCACACAAGTATAAAGTTATTAAATCTCCATCAAAATTTGTTATTTTCCACACTTTATTACTACAATTATTAATATTATCAATATATTTTTTTATTTTTCTATATTGCTGTTTTTGATTATCAATAAAGGTAACAAATATTTCCTTTATATTATCTTCAAATCCTGTAATCTTACCATCAAATTGCCAAGTAAATATATGTGTATGACCATTTAATAGACTAAGTTCTCTATAATCGTAACTTATATGAACACTCAAATGAAGGTTTTTCTCCGTAATACATTTTTCTTTTAAATACCAGATTACCTCTTGATATTTACTATTATTTTTAAGTGCATTAGTGATGTATTCTTGATTAAGTACTTCCATAGCCTGTTTTTTAAATTTTTTGTATTCTTCTATAATATAATTTTCTGTTATACAAGCCCCAGAAGTAACACTTTTCCCAATAAACTCTTTAATATATTTATTATGAACAAAGTCTTCAAATTCAATATGAAAATTTAGGTCACTTAACCGATATTTTCCTGTTGCCCAATGGCTATATGGGAGAATAGATTTAACATAGGGAAAACTAGCTATATTATTTAATCTTTTCAAAATATTATTTCCATCTAATTTTGCTTGGGTAAGCTTTTTTAAGCTTTTCTCAATAACATTTTTATATTTGATGGGCAGTAATCCCCCTTTTCCAATTCGTATCCTAATAATCTCATTTTCATGTAATGTATAATCTAAATATTGGAATATTATCATACATTCTATTTCATAAATCAAAGGGGATATATGTTTAAATGATATATCAATATTATATTGTTTTTTTAGAGACTCAAGCATATTAAAAAAATATTGATTTATGTTTTCCTTAAATTGCTGTCTTAATTGAATACAAGATTTATTTTTTATTGTATAATAACATCGTACTTTATTTTCATAATTAAGCTTATTAAAAATGGCTAATAGATCTGATTGGCAAGATTTATCATTTAAGGAATCTAATTTGATAATCAATTGTGGTAAATAATCTAAGTTTTTTTTCTGTATAACAATTCTCTCCTTTCTTTTATTTGATATGACTTACTGAGTCATATTGTTTGGAAATAAATATTATAAAACTTCTACTTCAAAAAATATTTTTCTAAAATCCATAATCATATTACCTATTTTACATGTTGGTAATAAATAAGAATTTTTCTTTCTATAAGTTGTAAAAATATATACTTACTTTATCCCTCTATTTTTTCTTTTTATATTTTTCTCTATTTTCAGCATTTATCTTACATTGATGATCAAATCGTTGATCATCAATTATACGATTTACAATAGTAGAGGTACCCTTAGTATCGCTTCCATTATAATTTGTATAATAATCTGAAAGATAAATAATTCCTCCAAATGTTGAATGATCAATATTGTGTGTTCCTATGATAGAAACTTCTGACATGTTCTAATAATACTCTCCTTTACTTTTTAATATTTTTGTATTATTATTTTTTTGAATAGTAATTAATGATTTTACTATTATTATATACTTCTGTATTTATATGTTATTTTTTTGCTATCTTTACATAGTTAGGCAAGTTATTACCTGATTAATTTTATAACTTACTCATTTTAATTTTTTTGTTTTTGCTAAACCAGTATTCATTCATAAATAATTTTGCATATTTCAAAGAAGATTTTTAGTATACATATCTGTTTCGACCTTGGATTCAATTTTCCGATAGTAGTCACAAATCTTCTTCTATCAAATACATTTCCGACGATATTTTTTCAAACTGTTTATACTCCTCGTTTGTAAGTGGCGGGAGTAATTCTTTTATATGATTTCTCCTATTAAATTATTTTTTATAAATAAAACAACTATTTATATTAGACAATAAATTAATTTCTATTAATAATATTAAGGTTACTTTAAATACTTTTAATAAAAGGGCTTATATACATTTTTTTATTATTGTAATTATCAACATAAGATAGATATAGCTCTTTCTCAGCTCGTGTTATTCTCACATACATCAAGCGACGTTCATCATTTATAGATTCTTCATTATTACTCTTACAATGGGGGAATAAATCGTTATTACATCCAATAATAAATACAACCGGATATTCTAACCCTTTTGATTTATGTATTGTAGATAATGTAATCTTTTTTTATCCAATCTAATTTCTTGGCTCAAATTATTGAGATAGAAAATTAACTCTTGAATAGTTGTATATCTTGCACATAAATTTTCAAAACTATCTAGGTTTTCAATTTGTTCACTATATGTTCCATCATCAGAGGGTTTCCCCTTTGTTACAAATAAATCAATATTTAACCGTTGACGTAAATAGGATACTAATTGTGACATATTATCCCATTTTTTAATTTGTAAACTTTGAATTACTTCGACAATTTCATCAATACCACTTTTAAATCTCCAGTTTCTTCTAGCAATTGTAAACATTGAATCATATAGACATATATTTTTTTGATATGAATTTTCTTTTGTTTCTTTGAGAAACTTTTGGCTTAACCATCTATTAGGTTTGTTATACAAATACTCAAATGCATAATTATCATTTTTATCTAAAGCTAATCTTAAATAGGAAATAACTAGCTTAATTTCGGGTAAATCTGTAAAAATGTTACCGTCTACTATATCAAAACTAATATTTGAATTATGTAAGGTTGTTTCAAGTTTTTGTAATTGAGCATTTGTTCTGGATAAAATAGCTATATCATTATAAGAGTATCCTCTAGTTTTCAGTTTCATAATTTCTTGAGATATCCATTCTGCCTCTTTATATTCATCTGGAAAATTATGAAGTTCAGGAACCTTATAGTTACTTTTATTAGCTACACTCTCAACATAATATATATGCTTTGAATCTGGAATTGATAAAGCTAGTTGATTTGCAGTTTTAATGATATCTTTGCTACATCTATAATTTACATTGAGATTGACTATTTTCGTGTTATTATAATCTTCATAAAAATCTAAGATATATTTATTATTACCTCCTCTAAAAGAATAAATAGCTTGTAGAGGATCTCCAACAATCATTGTATTATTACTATTTAACTTTTTTAGTAATAAAGACTGTGATAATGAAATATCTTGAAATTCATCTACCATTACATATTGGAATAAATCTCTATATTTTTCTAATATCCTGGAATTTGTGTCTAAAATCTCATTTGCTAGATTGAGAAAATCATCAAATTCTATATAAGACATTCCTTTTTTTGATTCTTCATATAATGAATATATTTTTTTCATGTATTCACTTCTAAAAGGTTGATCTAAAGAATAAATTAATTCCATATCAGGATTTTTCATGTATACCTTTTGAGTAGTTATAAATGAAGATAATTCATTAATAGGGACTTCATCAGATGTATTACATACTCCCAAAGATAAACAAATATCTTGCAATAATTTTTCTTTTTCCCATTGTTCTGTCCATACTTTGTAATGATTTATTCCATAGGTTGAAGTAATAATTTTTAAAGCGAGAGAGTGAAATGTTTCTACCTGTACTCCATAAATATTTAATTCTTTTAACTTTTCACAAATATTATCTTTTGCCTTTTTACTAAATGTAACAGCTAGTATAGAAGATGGGCTATAATTATATTTCTCAATCATATTTTTAATTCTATAGGTTAAAACGGTTGTTTTCCCAGAACCGGCTGTTGCAATAACAGAAATATTACCATTAACAGTATTTATTACTTGTTGTTGTTGGCTATTAAAATTCAATTACTAATCTCCTTTCTATCATAAACCGTAGAAAAATGTTATTTTCAAATAAAATATTTAATAAATCCCATATCTATGTAGACCAAATAAATAAAGAGTTTCAATAAAAATAGGATATCTTACATGATTTATATGACAAAATTTATAAAACTACTTAATAATATTATTCTTCATTTATCCTAAATCTTTTTTTCTAAATCTTCTGGCTTCATATCAAATAATGTTTTCCTTTTAAAATTCTTAATTTGCTCCTCAGTTTGTAATCCATATTTAATAAGGCTGTTATCTATTAACGATGTTAATGCATTTCTAAGTTTTGTATTATATTCAATAGCATCCATAGGATAACATTCTTCTTTTGATAAATGATTTTCGTAACAGTAATCGTCATAAATCTGATCAATATCTACATTATGTATATCTTCTAATTCTTTATAAATAGAAGAATAGAGTTCATTCCTACTACAATTAAAATATTCCATAAGCATCTTATATTTAGGTGCAATTTTTTTATACCAAGCTGAAGGATATCCTTTTTTAGATAGATACCGATTTTTTTGTGATTGTTTTAAACCTTGAATATCTTGCTGCATTGTGCTTATATTGTTAGCTAATACAGCTATTGCTTGTGATATTGATGTCATTGCCTTTGTTATCTGTGTTATATCAATACTATCTTGAAATTTCTGTGTAGCTAATTTTAATCCTTGTTCACAAGCTATGAAATATTGTACTGCTTGTTGTGCTTGTTCATTCTTAACTGTCATAGAAAGCTGTTTTGCAAAATCTAATGTTAATTTGTATTCATATGAAGGTCTTCCTCCGATATGCTTTTCATTTTCATCATAAATACAAATATAATCAATACCTTCAGTAGCAAAGGGATTATTAATTATATTCCTCTTACACCATTTTGAATAATTACTAAGATTAATTTGCAAAAACTCATATAAGCTTTTTAGTGAAACCATTCCATTCTCATCTATTTTCAATACAATCTGTATTGGTGTCGGAGATGAAACATCTGATACTAAATTAGAATTTTTCACAGTAGTTACTGATTTTGTGATTTTTTTAGTCGTTCTCATAATAAAATTATCTCCCTAATATAAAATTTTGTATTATAATATGTTTTTATTTATTACTTCTGCATTTTTGTAAATATTAATATAAAATTATCTTTAAGGATACTTGTCTATTCCTTACAATCAAGGCTATATATCAGATAGGTTGGGTATATTAATTATATTTTCTAGGTTAAAATCAATGATTTCTCCCCAGTTATCATTAGTATTACTCCTGACTTCATCTGGAAACACTGATAACTCTAATAATTCACCTTGTTTCCATTCATTATCATAAGAGCTTTCAAGTGATTTATATTTCAATGAATGATTATAGGCTATACACTCTCCATATAATTTGATTACAGCTTCTGGATTATCTATATATTTCTTTGCTCTATTGCAATAAGCGTTATATCTTAGTTTAATAGCCCTTCTATCAATCTTCTCGAAAAAATCTTTACATTTCACTGTATCAGCATACTTTTGTGCTTCTAATATAATGGTATCTTTATCACAATATCTACCGTAGAAATTATTCAACTTATAGTATGTACCATCTCCCCTACGTTTTTTATGTCTATACACATAGATAAGTTTCATATCTGATAATTGCTTTAGATAATCATTTATAGTACGTTTACTTGCCCCCCATAATATAGCCATATCATCTTGAGACATATGCCATTCTTTAGTTTTATCATTGATTGTTCCAATCAGATTTACAAAAAAGATGAATACATTAAAGGGCTTATTGGATTCAGAAAATATTTTCTGTATTTCCCATAATTCTACAATAACAAATTTCTCTTTTTCTGTGTTTACCTTTAAACCCTTATTGGAAATAACATAATTGTCTCCATTCTGATCCAAAATTGTAATTATATTTTTATCAGAAAGAGATTTTATAGCAGATTTAATATTATTGTATAATCTTCTATCTTTATTACGAGAATCAATCCACTTTGTTGTTAGATTGTATCCAATTCCATTTATGGAAGCTATTAAATAATCTTGTTTATTACTATATAAACCATTTAAGATTGCTAATATAGCCATTTCTTTTTCACTTAAGTCCAATGATTTACTAATAAATAATTTTGACATAATAATTCCCCTTTTTTCTATGTTATAATAAATTTTTCTATTTTTTCTTACTACAATATATTTATGGTTCATATTCTCATATTAACTATCTTTTATTCATTTGTTATATTATAATGAATGGAATAACAAATATATGGATTTTCTTAGTTTTAATACTTATTAACAAGATAGATAATTAACTCATTAATAAATTCTATCCTAAGTACTACTTTGTACACAAATGTGCTAATTTTTTCCAAATCTTCTAGGACAAGTGTACACAAATGTGTGCATTTCGGTACTGCTTACTAAAAGAGATCCATTAATTAAAAGAGATCCATTTTGGACCTCTAACGAGGCTCCATTTATAATTAATATTTTAATTATTTTTTCTCACATTTGTTTAGCTTTTATATACGATATATTTCTATAATCATTTTTAGGCTATCTACTATCTTTTTTAAATCATATAAAATGAATATCCCTATTTTTATTTGAAAATTGTATATAATTATAATTGACTTAATTATGTAATTAGTATTTCCTTTTAGGATATGATACAAAATTTATTTCCGGTAGCTTTTCTATAGGTAAGTTGTCTATATTATCTTCTCTATTTTCCTTAGCCCCTTTAGTATAATCTTACACTTATGTAATCCTCTTATTTTTATATTCTCTCCAGGAAAATATTTGTAATATAAAAATAGTATGCAAGGCGAAAGTAAATCTGTATAGCAGAAAGACATTTAATTGTATTATCCAGCTTTTAGTAAAGTTTGATTTGTGCACTTACCTGAGTATATCCATATCAAAAATTGAGTTTTATATTTTTGAAGTTTATAATAGATACTTTTTCTGTTACTCTCTATATATTTTCTGTACTTCACATAAACTATATATTTTATATTCTCTTATTTTGCTTGTAATAGGCTATCTATATGCTTTTATCTTTCATGACTATTTTTTTATTTATAAATTGTATAAAAGAATGAAACAATTTTAATTGAAATATGAATGGAAGTTTTTTGATATGTTTGAAACTACTTCGAGAGATATATAGAAATAAGGTGTGAAAAGTATTGATTTTCCTAAGAATTTAAAATATATGTGCAAAAAATAATAATCATATTTTTTAGATATAACTATGATTTTTTAAATAGTTCGAGAGAATACTTGATTTACAAGGCTTTTTGGGAATTAACTATATAATTTTTAAGTATTTTAGATGAGGCTTAAATTATCTGAAAATTAAAAAAATACTGATGTTAGCGACGTTTATGAAAGATATATCGAACTCTAATACGAACTATTTTTTTGAATTGTTTACATTTTAAATACAATTTTGAGCTGACATGTGAATAGAATAGATAGCCCAATTTGGAGTAAAAGAAATTCATTTTACTATGTAAATATACCCCCCTTACTTCAAAAACATACCATAATAGTACACTATTACAGTATGTTTTTAATTAAATTTTCATAATTATCACAATTCCCATAAAATATATAACTCTAATATAATACATATTATAATTTATATTTATATTTAAACTATATATTATAAATTATAATTATATTATTGCTCGCTAAAAATAATTCATTTTCAATCATAACTAAATATTATAATAAATATAAAATACATAACTATAAATTATAGTAACAATCAATACCATTTCATTTATATTTCTAGCTGACATCAATACATTTGTCTATATAGTATATCATTCTAACACACTACAATGCCCATAAATCCATTTTAATATCTTTACCTTAATCTTTATCACCTGCATAGCTAAAACCGATTTACAGCCAAATAAACTCTAAATAAACTATAATATAAAAACTATATAACTAATAAATGAATATCATAAATAATAAAGCTATAACCAATAATTACAATTATATTCTATTATCTTCCTATCTCTATACTTCTGGGCAAATATATCTTTGCTTATTATATGTATTACATGAATATATCTTAATTATAATTTCAAGTATTTATTCATCAATTTACTTCTTAATTATTATTTATCAGTTGTCAAATTATCATTTTTATTTTATGTATTTGTCTATATTATTTATAGTATACCTCTACAACATATCAAAATGCTTATATTCCCCTTTTATTAAGTTACCTTATTCTTACCCTAAATATATTATAAGCTTATATTAGCTGTCTGAATGTTTATTATTACTATCTTAGTGACTAGCATAATAATAAAATCAATAATTAAAATAAAAAAGCTATGAATCTTTATCAACTGATTCATAGCTTTAATCTAATCTTATATACTATTATACTATTCTTATTCTATATTCTCACCTAATAAATACTTAACTGCCTTCTCTGCCTTGCTACTTGCTGAAACAATCAACTTAACATCATTCTTCAATACTGATAGCCAATTTTGTATATAAGCGGTTGAATTACGAATACTTTTCTTTGTTTCAATTCCTAACAGATTCATAATAGTAGCACTTCCTATTTCTGCAATTAGTTCCTCTTTGCTATAGTCATCACTTCCAAAGCTTGCAACTTTCATTCCAGTTTCTAATCTATTTAACCTTGCTTTATGTCCTGTGCTATGAGTTAATTCGTGAAAAGCAGTTGAATAATATTCACTGATATCATAAAATTGTTCCATCAATGGTAGCTGAATAAAATCTTTAACAGGTGAATAATAGGCTTCATCACTTGCTCTATTGATTAACGTAATTTTTTCCCTTGTTAAATATTGATTTAGTACCTTTTCCGCTTCTTGAATGGGTTCTAACTGCTTTCTTGCTTCTTGTGTTAATGCTTTCACACCATCAACTTGTGAAATATGAAATACATTAAAATATCTAAGCAATGGTATATTCTTAATTATTTTTAATCCATCTTCTGCAACTTCTTCTACAGGTTGAATCTTCCAAAACACAATAATTTCTGATTTTTCACCTTTGCGAATCTTACCGCCTAATTGCGTCCATTGTTTAAATGTGGCATACTCTCCATCATGCTTTAATATCATTTGATTGAGTAATGAATAACTTTTTTTACTTACTCTGTTATAGGCTCCGTTCATGATACCAGTCCAAGGCTTTTGCCAGGGTATAATACCTTGCTCTAATTGATTGATAATCCGATCTGTTACCATTTCATAAACTGATTTACTCATATTATAACCTCCCAAAATAAAAAAGGTGTAAAGCCCTTGATAATTCAATAGACTTTACACCTTTCTATTATTTGGTTACTGTTATTCTTTTATCCTGTCTAATTCTGCAATATTTACACTTAAATTTGATAGAATAACTTTTAATTCAATATATCTTTCATGCATTAAAGTATAAGGTTCTGAATTCTTATCTTTTGTAGATAGCATCCACTTTTGTACTCTTGAAAATTCTTCAACTGATATTTTCATCAATTCTTCTTTACTCATTTCATTTACCATCCTTAATCACCGCCTTTTTAATTGATGATAGTAATTAATTGCTACCATTATTATAGCGGATTTAGTGAAAGGTGTAAAGCCTATTCAATTATCAAGGAACTTTTGTTTAATTGATAGTATTATTATAACATCTTGTACAAGAATATCAATATACATCTTGTACAAGAATATTTTTTGAATCTGTACATCTTGTACAATTTTATTGAGAAATTACTTATATTGTGGTATTATTAAAGAAATTTAGAAAGTATTGTATTATAATGAAATAAAAATTGTTTTTATTAAAGAAGAATATAAATTAGAAAATAATTAAGAAAAAGGAGTATATTTAATGAAGCAAATAAATAAATTTGATGCTACTAAGTATAAAAATGATTTTCAGAAAGAAAATTATGATAGAATTATTGTAAATGTTCCCAAAGGTCAAAAACAAGTAATTCATGATATAGCAGAGAAACAAGGCTATAAAAGTTTAAATTCATTTATAGTTGATGCAATAAATGAAAAAATCAAAAAATAAAATATTTCAGATAATTCAGCAAAAAATAAAAGGGGCTGTTGCAAAATACTATGACTTTACAATATATAGATATGATATTCCAAATATCCATCCTGTATATGGTAAAAATCTATTATTTTGCAACAGCCGCTTATTTATAGTGTAAATAATATATAATTTTAACTAACTATATCTTTATATTCATTTTACTTTATTCTTTAAGCTACTTTTGAATAATCAACAACAGAAACCTCTTGCAGTAAATTCTTTACACGGTTTACAATTATCTCTAAATTTTTCATTACATTATCTGTATATTCAATTTCTCCACATTGATCACATTCTTCACAAGGAACATTTTTAATGACAATAA